ATTCAGAGTGCCACTGGAACGAGCCTAGTTGACTCCAATATAGTACCAGACTTCACACAGAGTCCACCAATAATCTCGGTTCCATATCTCACGTTTAGCGTGATAAGTTATACCGTTACGGCAGCTGGAACTTATACTACAGTTCCAGGCGTAACGGTTGCAGCGCCACCGACTGGATTGCAGGCAACAGCTAACGCATCTCTTGGTGTTCTTAGTGGAACACTTTCCAATGCTGGTACAAACAATGTGGTGACTACAGGTAACAATCCAACCGGCTCTCTCTTGACAACAGCTGATGGCGTTGCGTTCCTGATAACCACTGCAAGTTTTGTTAATGCAACTAATGGAAGATGGACTTATACCGTTAATGCAGCTACTCTCCAAAATCATGGCAGCAAATCTGGCGCTGGCACTTCAACACCAACCAATCCGACGCCAGCTATAGCATGTAATGTCGTAGGCATGATAGACTTCGGTGGTATTCCTCCAACGTTTAATTGTACTTGGGGTGTAACTGCAGTTATCCCTGCTCAACAAGGTTCTGGATATCCGAGTGGCAGCCCTCCAACCGTCACATTCTCTGCTGGTGCAGCCGCTGCGACTGCTGTTCTGGGTGGAGGGACCGGTACGGCACAAAATCCTTTGAGCAATGGAAATCCTGGATGCACTACATTCTTTCAGCAGCGTCTTTACTTTGCAGGGTCAACCAATTCACCGACTACCTTCTGGGCATCTCAGCCCGGTCTTTACACTAACTTCAACATCTCTGATCCAATCATCGACAGCGACGCACTCCAAGGAACGCTGGTCAGCACGCAGTTCAACACGATTAAATCTATGCTTCCGATGCCTGGAGGCCTCCTATTGCTAACGGCCGCTGGCGCGTGGCAACTATCGAGTGGCGCTGGTGGCCTTGCTTCTACCGCAGCGGTGACGCCAACCAATGCTACGGCCACTCCACAAGCATACAACGGCGCAGCAGACGTTCCACCGATAATCATCAACTACGACATTCTCTATGTCCAGTCTAAGGGATCGATCGTTCGCGACCTTTCATACAACATCTACGCTAACATCTATACAGGCTCCGATGTCTCAATCCTTTCTAATCATTTGTTCTTTGGACACTTGATCAGGGAATGGGCCTGGGCGGAGGAGCCCTTTAGGGTCGTGTGGGCTGTCCGCGATGACGGGTCCCTTCTATCGTTGACGTATGTTAAAGATCAAGAGATGCTTGGATGGGCTCGACACGATACACAAGGACAATTCGTGTCGGTTGCCTGCATCCGTGAAGGAATCAATGATGTCATCTACGTCGCTGTTGTGCGAGTTATTAACAATAGGAGAATACAATCAGTAGAGCGCATGGTTCCGCGGTATTTAACCTATGGGACAGAGGATGCCTTCTCTGTAGATTGTGGGTTCACTACGACTAATCAATTAACAGCACCAAACTTTGAAATTATCTCTTCAACTCCATCAGGAGCTGTTGCATTCTTTTCTGCTACTGGAGTGTTCTCTCCCGGTAATGTCAATATGATCCTTAGAATGAATGGTGGTATAGCTTTAATCAATACCTACGTTTCATCGGGCCAGATCAACGGTAATTGGATACAGTCAATCCCAAATCCAGTACCAGGCTTTCAGACAGCGCTTCCTGGAACATGGACTATAGCAACTCCAGCTACTACCTTCTATGGCCTCGATTATCTCAATAACACAACAGTATCAATCCTTGCAGATGGGCAGGTAGTACCACAACAGACTGTGACGAATGGGTCAATAACGCTGCCATTCGCGGCGAGCAAAGTTGTTGTCGGACTGCCATTCCAAGCCCAGCTTCAAACGATGTATCTAGACGCTGGCGAACCCACCGTTCAGGGAAAGCGTAAGATCATTTCTCGCGTGACCGTTCGCGCGCGCGAGTCGAGAGGTATTAAGATGGGGAGGACCTTTCCAACGATTCTCCCAGTTAAGCAATTCAACCCCACGCCATCTGGCCAACCAATCACAAGCGTCCCGCCATCGCCACTGGTTAGCGTTGATGTTTACTTCGTGATGGACCCTTTGTGGGAGACTGCTGGTCAGCTATGTATACAGGTAGATGATCCAGTACCTGCAAGTGTTCTTGGTATGATACCGGAAGTGGTGATCGGTGATACGTCTGGTGGCAGAGGCAAATGAAAGTAGAGATTATACCAGCTGAGCCATCGCACCTTGTCGGTCTTCTTGGCCGGACGCAGTTCGCTAATGTGCATGGTGCGGAGGAATCCTTAAAGCATCATATGCTGCTGAGTGAAAGTGCATGGATCGCGAAGGTGGATGGAGAGGTGATGGTTGCTTGGGGAGTTATACCGCCCTGCATGCTTTCGAGTTCGGCTTATGTGTGGGTCGTTGTTGCTGACGCGATTAAGGACGATAGCAAGTATAAGTTCCTGTTTATAAGGTACTCGCAGAGGATACTGGAGGTTATGCTTCAAAAGTATGAATCGCTGTATGGGTTCTGTTATCCATATCAAGTTGACTCGATTAAATGGATCAAGTTTCTTGGAGGCGAGTTCAGAGGGACTGATGACCAAAATAGGATTCCGTTCCAGTTGAGGAGGAAGTAAGATGCCAATGCTGCCTGAGATCGCAATAGCAGCAACTGTGATTGGCGCTGGCGTGTCGGCTGCTGGCGCGATGGAACAGGCCAGCGCGACAGAGAACATGATGAATTATCAGTCCGCTGTCGCTGGCATAAACGAGAATATAAACAGGCAACAGGCGACTAGGGAAGTTGCGCTGGGCGAGGAACAGGCCCAGCAACAAGGAATGAAGACTCGTGCGGAGCTAGGGGGTATTATAGCGGAGCAGGGTGCTGGTGGGCTAGATGTTAGGAGTGGAACGAATGCGCTGGTGCAGGACAGTGCGCTGAGTCTGGGACGGTTCAACGAGAGCATCGTTAGGAATGATGCGAGCAGGAGGTCTTACGATTATCTGGTGAAGGGGTTTTCGGATGAGGCCTCATCCAAACTGTATGCATTTGGCGCAGAACAGGCCCCAATCGCCGGGGCGTTTCAGGCAGGTGGCTCGGTCCTTGGAGGAGCCGCCACAACGGCTAAGCTCGCCTATCAATTTGGTCAACCTCCTGGTACTCCATTAGGAACGTAACATGCCAAAGGTCCCCTACACTCCCTATCCTACAATGACCGGCGCGGAGGTCGCTGCGCCACGCGTGGATATTCCGGCAAGCCCTGCACTGTTCGGTGCTGAGATAGGCGCGGGCGAGGAGAAACTTGGGCAGGGGTTTGAACAGGTTGGACAGGCCGCAGCGGCTATTCAAAACCTAAAAGATGAAGTCACGACCAACACGGCTGTGACGAGCAACTTTAAGACTGTCGATATGATGAATGGGAAGTTTGAACAGCTTCCGGGGGACCAGCAACAAGCTGGTCTATCAGACCATATCGATGCTATGACTAAGACGGTCGCGGACGACTCCGCGAATATGAGTGTTAATCAGAAGTTGATGTTTCAGAGACAGACGCTGTGGAATCTGCGAGCGCAGATCGCGCGGGCGCAAACATCGGCTGATACTTCGTACTATGCCTTCGCTCGCGATAATATAGTTGGCGATATTAATAACACTGTTGACCACGCGATCAGAAACGTGGATAATGACGCCCTATTTCATCTGGATATGCAGAACATCACGGAAAAGTTTACGAAGCTGTCCGCGATGGATCGTGTGCCAACTGCGATGATGCAGTATAATCTACGAAAGACCTTCGATAATATAGCAGGGAAGATGGTTAACGCTATTGCTCTTGGGCCGAAAGAGGATGTTAATAGGGCGCAAGCGGTCTTGAATACATTGAAGCCACAGATGTCAGCTGCGGCTACTGAACAGGCACAGGCTAAGATCGATGATAAGAGGAATGATATAGAGGCGAAGCACTGGTCAAGGGATAAGGCACAGACAGTCGCGCCACTCATTGGCGGGAGTAATACGACTGGTGTTGTCGTTCAGCCTGGCTCGCAGCCAACTGAACCAGTAACACCAATCCCGCCAGCGCAGCCATCGGCCACGCCTAAACCTGAGATAAGGTCTGAGATTGATCCGGCAACCGACGCACTTAACCGTGGAGACTACCTCGCGTTCGCGACGGAAACCTATAGGCCGCACGCCCCAAAGATCCAGCTAGCATCACTGCCAGGCGCAATGCAGAACCTTCCAGCAAGGGGTGGTCCCGAGGTCGCCTCCGCCATCGCAGACGCATCTCAGCGTTATAACCTTGACCCAAATACTATGAATGCGATAGCCTCGATCGAGTCGTCGAATAACCCTGGAAGTAATCGTAACAGGGCTACGCAGTATAAGGGGCTGTTCCAGATGGGGAAAGAGGAGTGGAGAAGATATGGTGAGGGTGACATCTATAATCCTCGCGATAACGCGATGGCCGCGGCCAGGATGCTGGCCGACCATCAGACCTGGTTCCGCGAGCGCTTTGGTCGGAACCCCAGCGATGCTGAGCTGTATATGATGCACCAGCAGGGCCGTGGGTTCTTCACTCGTGGGGCCACGACGAATATAGCTGGTAATCGCTATCCAGGTATGAGGGGGCCACAAAGCAGACAGAGCTTCCAGCAGGGTTGGGCGAACGAACTCGCACGGCGGAAAATGCTGTTATCTGGTCCTGAGACCGTTGGAGCGTAAGTATGGCTAATGGGCTTATCAGTGCGGGCGTGTACGGTGGTCCTCAAGAGGCGATTGTGGAGGACCCGAATGCGACGCCACTGCCACAGCCCTCTTCGACGATTCCTGTTGAAGCAGACGAACCAACTGCTGCCCCAACACCAGCTGACGTCGCGCCGGTCTCAGACAGGAACATAGCGGAAGAACAAAACTGGATGAAGGAGTTGCAGGACTATGCGGCTTCCAAGTATGACAATGAGAATGAGAGGGAGAAGTTCATCGAGCGGGCCTCGCGTTATACGCGCAATAATATTGCGGTTTCGAGGTTTGCGAACAAACAAATCCTCTCAAACGATAGAGATAGCCTGGACAAGATCTTATATAATTATGACCAGTTTCAAGGCCGTGGCCCTCGAAACGATTATGAAGCGAATCAGATCAATCCTGCTTGGCCCGCCATGAGGCAGCTGGCTTTGAGCCACTACCCAGCTATGCAAAAGTATATCGATGGAGTGTTTACACATAATAGTAAGGTGGACGTGCCAGAGACCTCTGAACGAACGGCGAGGTTTAATCAGGCTTATGGACTGGTGGATAAGGCTGCGCGCGGCGATCCTAGCGTAGATAAGTGGGAAGTGCTTAAACAGGTGGGCGATAACCTTCCGCTGATGGATTTGTCGCGGCGACAGACTGGCATCCTGCGACATGATTTAAGTGCATTGAAATCACAGAAGGATATTGATAACCAGATGCATCGCTATATGCAAGTAGCGTCAGGACTTCTGAATGAAGCTCATATAGCATCGACTAATGATAAACAGATGAATCAATTCCAGGGCGCACTCGCGTATGAACTGAAGCGCTTTCAGAGAATGCGGAAGGACCCACAGGCTCCTCTCGACGATAACGATGTGCTGTCCATAACCGCCAGGCTCATTCGCGACCGCTCGACTCACTTCTGGCAGAGTCCTGACAGAGACTTCATGGTTCCTGACGGGTGGTTCACTGAAGAGAACCGGGATCAATTCTTCCAGCAATTCCATAGAGAGGCAACGCCTGAAGATATCTATACTCTATATCAGACGCACAAGGCGAACAATGCCAGATAATGCCACATTCAACTCGCTGCTCCAGCAGTATCAGCAACAGCGTCAGCCTGACACTGATGAAGGATCTGTTAGGCCGGACGCCATTACAGACTTTTACAACCAGTTCATGGCTCCAGGGGCACAGTCCAAAGCTGTGGCTGGGGCGGTGGAGGACCCGAACAAGGCAGCGAAAGACGTTGACACTGCCAACCTGACAGGTCAGGACCCCTCCGTTGTTAGTGCTGACCCCGACGGCGCAATACGAGATCATAAGGTAGGCCAGGCGTCTAAGTATGTTGGGCAGAATGCAAGCCTACAAAGCTACGTGAATAGCCATCCGAAGGCTGCGGCTGTCTCCAATGATGACTGGTCTAATCTTGATATATTGGGCAAGACAATCCAGGCCAATGGCTTTGTCCAGGTCCCGTTCGTTGGCATCTTCCCAACCGATCCAGAAGTATCGGCGCGGATTATCTCAGTCGCCTCTCCAGAAGTTGCCTTCCTTTCCTTTGTCTATAACACGATCAAATCCTTCGCAAGCTATGCGGAGGAAAGGCCTCCAGATAATATGTCGGAGGAGCAGTTCTTCGCATGGAACTCGAAACGGCAGCAGCAAGAATCGAGTCTAGGTTTGGCAATGGGATCGCTGGGCTTGAGTGGTATGCGCTTTGGGAGGCCAGAACTATCATCGGCAGCGGAACTCAGAGAGTTCTTGGATAGGACTGGATCTGGTCCGGTAGAAACTAGGGGGCAGCGCTGGCGAAGGGAGATCGATGAATTTCTGGCGGATAAGGATAGACCTTCGAAGCCAGCTGAAGGAACACTGCCTGAGATCGTGGTGAGGCCTGACGAGGTTCCGATCGAGGGCGAAGGCCGGGCTAAGGTTGCTGGGCTGTTACCGCCACCGAAAGTAACAACTGTCACTGAGCAGATGATCCGCGCCGGTCAAGTCCCACCCACTGGTATCGATCCCCTAATTGACAAGCTTCATCAAGCTATGATTAAGCATGACCTAGATATTTTTGATCAGGTCTTCCAGATGGTACAGAACTCCAACACGTATAAGCGCTCGCCCGAGATGATAGCCAAATACCTCAGTGGAGTGCTGAAGGACACAACTGTGGGAATTACTCGTGAGGCTATAGACTCGATCTATGCCAACGTGACACCAGGACCTGGAGATGGGCTGCTCGGATATGAATCGGGGATTGCAGACAAGATCGCGACGCAGCGTATGTCTGGCGCTGACGTCAAGATTTCAATGGCGAACTTTCTCGCCTATACCGAGCCGTCGCTGTACGAGAAGATCAAGGATGATTTTAGAGTTAGGTCTGATGGGATTACGAGGAACGAGGGGAAAGAACTTGAGACCCTCGATCCGGAGAGCATCCCACAAACCCTGCTCGGCGCTATTCGTAAGTCCTTCTATTTCCAGCCAATGTTCCAAGACAACAGGCCCACTAACATTCCGGCTGGAATGTACACGAAGTATTTTAATAAAATTGTGAAGGAGGGACAAGCGAGACTGGACAAGATTTATAAAGAAGCTGAGAGGGACGTTAAGAGGGAGATGACTCCAGAGTGGAAAGCCAATGAAAAGAGAATGGCTGAAGAAGCTGAACTGGATATGCGATACGATCCTGGCTTTAGGGCGGATCGATATCTGCGAATGGGGGAACTGCCGAACGGGCAGAAGGTCCAAAAACTGAAATTGTTTCAGCCTGCACTAGAACGGTATGTTAAAGCGGGGCAGGCGTCGCCTAACTTGCGTAAGTATGCTCACCCGAAAGGAGAGCAGTTGGATACGGTGGCTAACCTGTTGGACTTCAAGTCCGGTGCTGAGATGATCGCGGCGCTCAGTAAGTTCGATAAGGACAAGGGCGATCTACAGGCGCGAGAATACTTCGATCAAAGGGTGAAGGCCGAAACCGCCTCACGCATGCGGGCCAGGTATGGCGACCTGCCAACGAAGATCTATAATGAGACCCGCGATCGGGCCTTGGCCGAAGAGCAGATCGATGTCTTTATCGATGAACTGTACATGATTAATCAGGCTGGTGAGATGGGCCAAATGCAGCCCATTACCAAACAGAACCTGCAGGACTGGGCGAGTGACCGCATAAGTAAGACGAGGGCCTACGAGGTTGATTACGAGAACTATCGTCGTGCGGCGGAGAAGGCTGGAAGGAATGCACTGGATAAGGCACTGTCGCAGAAGTGGGGCGAGTCATTTAAGGCGAAGCTGGAACAGGCCATCTCGACTATCATGGCAAAGATGGCGATCGCTGCGGAGAAGCGCGCCGATAAACTGCAAACCCTTATCAATCGATACAGTTACAATCAAACAGTTAACAAGGTTCCGCAGGAATGGACCAACTATATCCATTCCATCTTTGATGTGGTAGGTCTGCCACAGCCGAGGAATGATGCAGAACTGCTGGCCTCGTTAAGGGGCGTGAGCCTGCCACAGTTCATTGAGAACAAGCGTGCGTTGGGCTGGGACCCAAAAGTGGATACTGAATTGATTGGTCATCAAGGCTACAAGTTTAGTGAGTATACAGTGCAAGAGCGGGATAACTTTTATGAATCAATCGAGAGTATGGATAGGGTTGGAAGGGCTGAGTTCTCGATACAGGCAGGCTCGAGGGCCTTGGACTTTGCCGTAGCGAAACAGCAGGCGCTGGATCAACTGGCGCGGATGCCGAAGAACGTACCGTTGAGGCATCCAGGCAAGATAGATAAGCTGAGAGCTATTGGCCGTGATATCGATGCTACGCTTGTTAAGCCAGAACAACGGATTGATTGGTACGATCGAAATGAACCGCTCGGCATTTTTAATCAGGTGGTGTTTATGCCGCTCGAGGCTGGGAAGCATGTGAAGAATGATGCACTTAGAGAGCTTGGACAGTTGATTAGGAAGCTGCCTGAGAAAGCGGAGATAGATAGGAGGGCCAGTGAAAAGCTGGAAAATAATGAACTGGTTGATTGGCGAAGCGGCCAGCCAAGGGATATGACTCATGGCGATCTGATCGGTATCATGCTGAATATGGGGAACTCGAGTAACTTCACCAAACTAACCGGGGAGTTTCAGGGTAGGGGTGGGCAGACCTTTCAATGGGACCCTATACAGGTTAAGTCATTCGTGGCTAAGAATGCTACGAAAGAAATGTGGGACTTCGTTCAAGGTGTGTGGGATATATTCGATCACTTCTGGCCACGGATGGAGGAACTTGCAAGAGAAGTGTCTGGTGTACCACCGGACAAGGTAGAGGCCAGAGCTATTCAAACTGCCTTCGGCGTTTATAAAGGTGGCTACTATCCATTGATGGCTGATCCGTTTTGGCTTGGTCAGGCTGGCGATGCAGAGAAGGTCTTTGGCATGGATCGGTGGTTCAGGTCGCTGCCTTCAAAAAACTGGGAACATGCAAGGACCGACGCGAAGTATCCTCTCGATATTAACTACTATTCTGTTGTTCCGAAGATGGAACAATTCATTCATGACTTCGCGTTTCGTAAGCCACTCATAAATGCTTGGAGATTTGTCAGCGATCCAGATATTTACTCGGCCATTGAGGATGCTTGGGGACAGCAGGATGCGGCGCAGCTTGAGCCCTGGCTGAGATTTGTTTCCAACGGGAAAGTGATTAATGACTCGACTCTTGCGGGATGGAACTATGCAGCCCATATGGCTCGCGAGAGGATAACCACGGTTCAACTACTTTACAGAATGTCAACTATTATAAAGCATACAGTCGCGGCGGCGATCAACAGCGCAGCCGAGGTTGGAGTGAGGAAGCTGGCATGGAATGCTATGCGTCTCTATATGTCGCCAGATGGACCAAGGATGCTGAGAGAAATCAACGCGATGTCTGGCGAGATGAGGAACAGGGCGCATGACTTGGACCGGGATATAGGGGAGATGTATCAGAGGGCACTGGGGGAAGGGAGCTGGATGGCGACTGCGAAACTGTGGGGTGGTGCAGGAGTGGCGGCGCTGGACAAGGGCTCGGCGTACCCGACTTGGTACACTGTCTATGAAGACGCTTATATCCGACAGGGGATAGATCAGCAGGAGGCTATCTTTATGGCGGATAAGGCTGTGAGGAATGCACATGGTTCCTCTGGTATTGTGGACCTGCCGGCCATCCAACGAGGCAATGAAATCTTACGGTTATTCACCATCGCATACTCTTTCTTCAGTCATAACTACAATCGAATAAGGAATACCCCAAGGGAGATGAGGTTTGCTATCCAGGACTTTAGGGCTGGACAGGAAGATGAGGCGCGTGCGCGGGCCACGGCCACGGCCTTTAGAAGGATACTTGGAGCAGGTCTTAAGTTCTTTATCTATACAACGGTGACTGGTATGGCGATCGATGCGATCAGGAAAGGGTTAAAGAGTGATGATGAAACGGCGACGGATGCTTTGTGGAAGAGTGCTGCAACTGGGACCACACAGGAACTGTTGGGGACGATACCGTTTGCGAGAGAGTTTGCTTACCCGTTGACGCTGGGAAGGATTGATCCAATGACAGCCCCCTATGCGGAGATAATGAAGACCATCGCGAAGTCAGTCCCTGATGCTTACAAGGAGATCTTCGGAATGGATGTCAGGAGAACACCGATTGGAGAGTACATACTTGCGCCCGGTTATTTGTTAGGTATACCTGGCGCCGGTCAGATCGCGGCAAGCGCTCAATACTATTATGATAAAGGTCAGGGGATACAGCGGGGCGATACGATCTGGGAGCAGGCACGCGGTTACACATTTGGCAAGTCTCATCCTGGTGAGCCGCTTAGGATTCCACGAGGAAGAAGCACGAGGCACAGGCGATGAAAATAGTTATCTCCAGCGGTCACGGAAAATATATCAGAGGTGCATCCGGCCTCATAGACGAGGTGGACGAGGCGCGCAATGTAGTAAACGAGGTTACGAACTGGCTAACCGTTAATGGTCATGGGGCTGTACAGTTCCATGATAATGCCTCGAAGACACAGGATGAGAACCTGCATCGTATCGTCGAGTTCCACAACTCGCAGATAAGGGACCTCGATGTATCAGTCCACTTCAATGCGTATGTCCCGACTGATGGTGGACGTGGAACTGAATGTCTGTATATAACACAGGATGGTATGGCGACTGAAGTCGCTCGGGCCATCTCTGCGGCAAGCGGTTTAATTAATAGAGGCCCGAAGAAGCGTACCGATCTCTATTTCCTGAATAAGACTGAGGAACCTAGTGTGCTGATTGAGGTGTGCTTCGTAGATGCCAAGGCCGATGTCCAGCAGTACCAAGACCATTTCGAGGAAATCTGTCAGGCGATAGCCCATGCCCTCGCCTATGAGGAAGAGGGCGTCGCGGATACTAAACTCCACGCTAGGGGAAAGGTAAGCTGGTTCGGCGGGCCAAACGATACAGGTGTTTCACCATCGGAGGGACTTGCTTTCATATATGATGTCGAAGACAAACCGGCGATTTTTCTGGACGAACAACCAGCAGGCACTACAGGACTGGCACGACGCCTTGACCCAGACACCCACTATATCGCAATGCGCTGGGACTATGACCAGTTCTCGAAAGACTTCTTGGCTGGCTCGGCTATGGCGCTGGTGCGGTCCCCACGAACGGGGAAGGAGCATCGTGCTCATCCTGCTGATTGGGGTCCTCATTCTGATACTGCTCGCGTTGCTGATATATCTCCTGGGTTAATGAAAGCGTTGGGGATTGAGACGGATGATGAAGTGGAAGTGGTTTTTCCAGCTTAGTTTTGCTCTCGAGGTATTCATCGAGCTAACCCAACCTGGGGGTGGTAAGATCTGGATTGAGGAAGGCCACATAACTATGTTCAGGGCACATATCGGTCAGTGTAAAGGGCAGACAGTAATAGTTAGTGGCAGCCAAACTCTATGTGTAATGGAAAGTCCGGAGGAAGTCAGGGCTAAGATAGATGCGACTAAAAAGTAGTATAGAACGTGATGCCATCCTTGTATGAAGCTTTGAGCATTCGCGATTTAACCATGATCTCTATGACCTTCGCGAGATGCTGTGATGGGATACGGTCCTTTAGGAATGCAAGGAGGAAGTGTTCTGGGACCGGGCCATTCAGCTTTACAGATAATTGTTTAAGGTAGAAGCGCGCGTCCTCCATTGAACGGGACTCGGCGGTGGTGGACATCTGACGGAAGATGTCAGGCATCACCCTTTCAGCCTCCAACAGCCATGCCAGCGCCATATCAAAATCCTGCGGCTCCACAAGCATATCGTTATTGCGGGCGACACTGGCGATCAATCCGAGCTTAAGGACCTGAGTGGTACGGCGGGTGTTGTAGTGGGTAAGGCGCCCATGCTCGGGTACTGGTAAGCGTCCATCGTTGGCCCACTTTTGAATTGCCTTCTTCGCCGGCGGACTCCACTGGACCTGTCCTACTAGATGCATAATGCCTTTAAGATCAGCAATCAAATCCTGTAGGAGTTGCTCGTTATAGTCGAAGTCCTCATCTTCTTGAAAGATCTCACCCACGCCTTCCGGCGCTTCGGAAAAGACGAAGATGGTACGAGACGTAAAGCCCTGATCCCACGCACCCTCTGGCAGGAGATTGCTTAGGTACGACGGCGTAGTACCAGCAAGTAACGATAGGTGCGTGTTGTCAATGCGAATATGCTGAACCTTCCCGGTCCTTCGTCGCTCCTCATATAGCTCACAGTCATACAGCTTAGTGAGCATCCCCATAAAAGTTGCTTCGTATGCTGGGAGAAAGTTCTGAAGTTCAGAGGATACGACTGATAATGAGTTGAACTGAAAAAATACGGGATGGAGTATTTTTCGAATAGCCAGCTGGAGGGTGTCAACGAGACTGGCAGCCGTAACAGATGAAGGCGCCACATGGATATCTTGAACTGCACGGATCACCTTTTCGCTAAACGAAACGACAAGTGACTTGCCAGTACCAGGAGGCCCAACCAAGACGATATAGAGGTTAGGGAACAAGACACCCTTTCCTGTTCGGTTCCAAACCCTTCGTTCCAACACCGACGACAAGACACCAATACCAGCCCACTTCCTAAAAATCTCTGGGCATTCCATGTTCTCAGTTAGTCGAGTGAAGGACGAAATCCAGTTGTGCAGGCGCCGGCCTCTGGCGGGTTCTTCGATCTGCGCCACGCCACTTGGTAAGACCATCGGGATTTTCTTCTGAATAAGATGCCCAGTTCCATCCCACTTTAGCCTCGCTGGGGATGACTAATGTTCTGCCGTGGAGAAGCTCGATGGGCACCTTAATCGCTTGTATCACGAGTGGGACTACCCGATCCTCCTGATCCTCTGGATATTGAATTAGAATGGCATCGTGGATTTGCAACAAGAGTTGACATATGTTTTCCCTCCATACGTTGAGCATCCCCCTGTTAAGAATGTCGGCTACTGAACCCTGTGGGTCGAAAGCTATAGCTTCGCGAACAGTAGAGTCATCATCACGCCGACCAAAGAACCAACGGCGGCGGCCAGTAAGAGAGGTAAGATTGCCATGCTGGCGAAGCTCTGAAGCAACGTGGGCGTGCCAGCGTTGATGGGCTGGAAAGGCGGCGAAGTATTTGGACTGAAACTCGGCGATGAGTTTAGCATCGAGCTTGGTGTGTTTGGACATAGTATGAGGCTTGCCGTTATAGTTTGTTCCGTGGCCAAGTACCTTTGCCATGTGTCTAAAGCTATGTTGCCGATAAAAAGGCTGTTCAGCCAGTTTCTTATCTTCATCAATTCGTCCGGTCCAACGGACGGCGTCTCCCCATGCGAGTTGGCATACGCTCGTATGGAGATCTCCACTCTCGCAGGCGTCAAGGTAGGTTGGGTCATGAAACAGGTTCCATTCTATTGCGCCGACCAGTCGGGACTCGGCTTGTTCAAGGTCAACGTAGGCGAACTTCATCCCTGGGTCTGCAACAAATACCGATCGCAAGCGGTCTTCAATGTTTTGCAAGTTTGTTCCAGTCCCGAAATCTGAGAGGCTAGAGCTGAAACGGCCTGTTGAGGTTCCTGCGATATTGTATGATGTTCGCATTCTGCCATCAGAGTCAATATTGGTTCTAAGTACAGATACTTTCTTCGCAAGATCTCTGAGACCAAGGATATGTGAGATAAGGGGTTGGGCGAGAAAGTAGTTGTCCAACTGTTCAAGAGCATTTCGATCGACTGTCGGGGTGTAGGTGTACTCTCCATTGATGCGGGTACGCTTTTTGATTGGTGGGATTTTGAGCCTTTCATAGAATAACTCCTTTAGCTGTTTGGGGCTCGCGAAGTTTACACTGGCCATTCCAATGCCTTCGCGGGCGATGGCGTTAAGATTCTCGGATAGGTATGCGATGTCTTTCTGGTACGCTTGTACTACGCGATTACGAAGGTCTGGGTCGATCAGGACCCCGCGGAGTTTCATTTCCAGTACGGGGGCTTGAAGGGACTTGGAGAACTCGTAGATGGCGCGGGTCTGGTTGTCGAGCTGTGGCTGAATGATGTGGAGGACCTCATTGGTTACGCAGCAGTCGAGGCCGTTATAAATCCAGAGCTTCTCTGTCTCGCTGGCGGGCATGGTCGCGGGGGTGAGTTCGTGGGTCTTGATGATCTTCATTCTACGGCCCAAAACCAGAGTGGTGTACGCCATGTCCAAGGATACACCACCATCTCACGCAAGAGCGGTTCGTTACCATCTGCGATCAACCAACGGTCAGCCAACCTGACTTCTATCATAGTCATTCCACCACCTCTTCCCTTTTCCCTCCCCTAATCCACCTCAGCCTGATTGACTTTCCGAGTCGAGCAGCGTGGACAATCCCTGCCACCATACCAGGAGTGATACCCAAGTCCATATAAACGCAGACACAATCCGCGACCTCCAACCAAGCGTGTGCAGCCTCCATACCTCTCTTCCGTTCCTTCGGAATGCTATCACTAAGTAGTCCCTTCTGTGCGTATAGAAGGTGTGACGCAAATGGAGACTCGCCACGATCGATGCAGTCCCTGAGACACTCCCTCCCGTACCTGACATTTCCAAAGCCCCCGGCGAATGGCGACTCTACCACCACCCTCATTTCAGTGCCTTTGCCATTGTATCATAACTCTTGCTGACAGCCTCGGCTAAATGACTTGCGCCAAGTAGGGCTGCGACTAATTCCACACTTCCACCCGCCTGGGCTTTCTGCACTGCGACCATAACTATATCGTCTGCAAGCTTCCATACTGCTGCGTGCTGTTCTGCATCTGTCTTTGTCATTGTTCCCTCTTTATCGTATCATCCCTTGCCCGCTTCCGCATCGTTTTCCATGCGGCCTCGTTCGTATAGATAGAGCCTAAAAAGCCCAAGCCTTTCTCTGACTCGGGCTGCAAGGCATGGTGTAATAACATAGTATCGTCCTCGAAGTTGTTCACGGTTATTCCATATTGTTTCCAGAGGAAGGTGATGTCGTAGAGGCCGTTCTGTGCGGACTTCTTGCACGGCAAAGCAAGAACTCTAGCCACAAACCTCCATGCCTCCACGTCATGTCCGTCCGTGGGCCAATACGAGCCGTTCGGCTTCCTAGGGTCACTGAAAGGTACGACAAGGGCGATTGAAGGCGAGGGTGCGAAGCCGATGCAAGTAATAATGTCTCCAGCCGTTTCAATGTCAAAGGTTATCTCCTTGGCGTCCAGCAAGTAGGTCTGGTAGAACCATTCAAGATCAGCGAGTGTGGGTTCGATGTAGATGGAGCGCTCCGGCCGTCGGACTTCGGGAAACTCGGATTCGCGCCTGGCCTTCTTGAGGTCCATCACGATGATGGGTCTGAGTCCCCACGAGTCGGGTCCTTTGAAGAGGACGGCGGGATGATAGGTTGGGAGTACTTTGAGACCCGCGACCTTGGACGCCGTGGCGGCTTGTACAACTCCCCTAAGTTTAGTAATTCCCGTATTAAGCAACAAGGCCCAGGTTGCTGTGTTACCCACTGCGATTGTAAGATTAGGCCGCACTCGGGACAACTCAGCATATAGGCGATTGACCTGGGGAAGATATTCTGGACGAAGATACTTCCCGCGGGATAGTGAGGGCAATCCGCCCGTATCCGCAGGGCGGACATCTGCGCAAAGATTGATGATGTCATTGGTTGGCCTCGGTCGCAAGTTAAAGACGTTGGTTAGATAACACTCAGAACGACGGATGCCTGCCTCGCCAAGCATCTTCATCAACTCGTATCCAGTGGGGCCGACGAAGGCTTGCTGCTGGCGTTCCTCCTGTTCACCCCAGGCTTCCCCGACGATGGCGATCTTAGATAGCATCTGCCCTCATCCGTCGGTTTGCTTGATCAGCGAACTCTGCATTTATTTCAATGCCGAAGACATGTCCTGCGCCCAGAGACTTAGCCGCTCGCAACGCACTTCCAGAACCACAGGTGGGATCAAGGACAACGGAGTTCTCGTCAACGAACATTCGGAAGAAGTGGCACAGGACAGGTTCGGGTTTCGTAGACACGTGGTCTTTGATATCCGTTGGACTTGCGAACGCATTAGCGACCGAAGACACAATCTTTCTGTCTCCTCTTGATCCGAAGAGGCACGTTTCATATATCCTCCTTGGCCCACGTTGTGGGTCTGGCAGCAATCCTACGCCGTCTGACTTTAGCCAAACAAGAGGAAAAGGATCAATGACGAAGTCGCTGTGAGCACTGAAAAACTCCAGAGTGTCGTGATAGTACCGCATGGAGAACCAAAACATAATGTGGGCAGTATCAGTACAAACGCGAGTAATATTATCGCAGAGAGCACCAAGTAGGCGAAAATAAGTGTCTGGCGTATCATCGTAGCCTCCAAGTACCGTCACCGCGTTTCCCTGCTGTCGCTTATCTGTCTCGATACCATAGGGGAAATCACAGTGAAGAAAGTTGAAGCGAGGGCCGTCGTAGGTCTTGACCCACTCGGTGAAGTCGGCGGTTATGATTGAGGGACCTTTTTCTTTGGTCTCGTTATCGACAATCTTAAAGCCAAGAGCCCGCTCCATCTCCATATCGCTCCTTTTTTCACTATATCGAGCAGCCATCCCTTGCGCTGTTGATAGCTCGGGAGCTTTCATTATCTCCGGGTTTTTCTTCGCCTCTTCATTAATCATGAAATAGCATCGAGTAGTACGATCCTTTAGACCGAGAGCTTTTCCTGTTTCCTCACGACTCCATCCTGGTTCCTGGGTTAGTCGAATGGAATGATACTTGGCGACGGTATTACACTGTTCCTGCCATGTAAGGTCACGACGCTTAACATTCTCCTCGAACTCTACTGCAATCCGCGTCGCTTCATCCAGCTCATCGAGGAACTGGCATACCGTAGAGTCATGACCAAGCATTTTAAGGGCCATGAATCTGCACTCGCCAGCCCATACCCTATAGTCTCGATCGATAACGAGAGGATGAATAAGGCCGATACGACGGATGCTATCAGCAAGCGCACTTATGTGCTCTTCATCTAGTTTCCTTCTCTGTCGTTCATCACGAGCAACCCATAGTTTATCCACCGGGATTCTATGAAACTCACCGGATGTCATTTTGTCTCCTTTCTGCTGACTTGCGGATGCGCTCACTTTCGTCCAGTTCGTTTGCTTTGACTGGCTCAAAATCCAGCTTTACCGCTCTATAGCTATTACCATAGCGGAGACTCAACCTGACAGCGTATTCCTTGGCTTCCTCTTCATTATCAAAGACAAATTCCTGATAGGTTTTATAATGTCTGACCCAGCCAGGAAACGAAACGGATTCCCTCCACACCTTCCAACGCTCGTGCATGGCGCGCTCCTTTCGGTTAGTCAAGGTTTTGGTATGGTCTTGGCATTCGATGCCGAATATGGTCGAAACCCTGCCCCCATTCGCGGGGGCAGGGCTTAGGCATCAGGCTTTCGCTGTGCTCTTCACTACGTTAAAGATTTGCTGGCCGTCTTGTGAGGACTGGTGGCCGAGTTCAAGAACGAACTGCTTTCCCATTGCTTCAGGGATTGCTTGACCGAGCGTGGTCTTCTTCTCGTCAAAATCAATACCGAGGTGATCGACGAGGAACTGCTTGACACGGTACTTGGAGTCCCTAGTGAGGAAGAGTCGGTGACGAATATGCTTGTCCGACAGCGAGCTGCCATTGAGATATTCGGCCAGCTGGTTATCGTCCACCTTCATCGCTTGAAGCAGCTTGATGTTGAAGTTCACGGCGTCTGTTTGGTTCTGTCCAACTTTTACAAACTCTGGTTGACCATCTACCATACCAAGGTATGTTCCAATAGGTGCTGCCTTCGGTGCTTCGATTTCGCTGAGTGGTTGATTTAAGATATCTTGGAATGACATGTCTGTCATGTTATCCTCTTAAGGTTTCGAAGAAGGTTGCTAGTCCAGTCTCAACCGGCATCTGTGGCACCATCTTGAAAGCTGCCGGACTCTTCAGGTCAACAAGTGCAGTCGGTGTCACCCTGATATAGCGCTTTCCTGCGTTCGTTTCGCAGAGCGCCATATTCTCGAAGTACGTTGGGATATATGGGTCGAGGGCCTGGCCGATCGATGAGGGGTAACCTTTCATCGTGCCATCAGGCCTGTTGACCCAGTTAACATGGGAGATTGCTATCACATTCGTTTTAAAGTGGACCGAGGACATAATGGCAAGCATTTTATCGACGCCCTTCTGGGCATTGCCATACCATTGTCTCGGGTCCTTAACCGAGGGGTTCATCGCGCTGATCCAGTTGAACGCAGCGTCGCCCATCATAGTTATCGAGTCGAATACAGCTATGACCTCCGGTCCCCATTCCTTCGGTTTAGAACCGTCTGTCCACTTGTCGATGAGGGCCATGCCTTCTGGCCAAGCTTTCGGAGTACCGTCGTAAGCTGGTCCAGTAAGCGTTGCGCGATACTCGTCGCGGAGTGCGACGTATTCTACGTTTGCTAGCTTGTCGGGGCATTCGCGCTTTAGGATGATGGGGAGAATGCCACCGGCGATTTTATTATCATAATCCCATACCCTGAGTTTGTAACCGGCCTTAACCAATGAGGCCAAGGCCCCAGTCTTGCCCGTCCCGCTGTCCCCGATCAGGATAAGCTTGACGAAAGAGGGTTGGTCGGGGTCAGCGAGGGAGGACATCATTCGCTCCCATTGCTGTCAGAGGCAGTTCAAGCTCCATTTCATCAATCATAGCCACGATCGCTCTATCGTTCAGCGCTATAAAGTCGGGCCTTCTGGTATTTTTAGCTGTTCCAAACATATGTATCAATGTTTTCTCCACTATATCGAGTTCCTTTTCGTTTACAGGAATGAAAAACGCTCTGTCAAATTTCATATTAGAACTTTTTGCGGCGTGCATAGCTATACGAGCTAATACATTTGTACTTTTCCCAATGTATAGCAGCTCATCATCGTTAAAAAGAAAATAAATACCACATAGTCGTGACCAACGAGTGATCTCCTTGATACCACGAAGTTGATCTGTGATTGCTGATAGCTTTGTCATCGTGCCTCCAGCGGATTCCACGGATGCTTCTCAAAGTCACTATTCAGAAACACATCTCTCACCTCCGGACTCTTCGAGCACACCTTTCTAAAGTGGCATCCCCCATACTTATGGCAGGATTTATCGTTCATCGGCCACTTGCCCGCCTCCGCGAGTTCCTTCTGCTGGTTGAACCAGTACCGCAGGTCATCGAGCCATTCTTCGATTTGGGACTCGGTTCTGTAGGTGAAGCCTCGACTAAAGCGAGTAAATCCAACTGCAATCTGCGCTGCATCGATGATAACACCTTTAATCTCCGTTTTATAGATAACCTTTGACGCAAAGGAATAGAGCGACATTTGATTGTCAGGATCGAACTGATCAAACCAAGACGAAGATAGTGTTGATGCAGTTGTCTTTCGATCCATGTCGTAGATACCATTAGAGTACTCCACTAATCGATCCAGGTGTCCGCAGAGCACGTAAGGTTGGGAAGGCGTTGGTCCCCAATCAAGATTAAGTTGGAAAGACAGCTCAACTGCCGGACGCCCATCGGCAAGCACGATGGTTCGCGCAGGATCACTTTGACCGAAAGTATCGAGATACCAAACCACTGATCGAATAAGAGTCTCTCTTGTTTTAGTATTATGATCTGATTGCCAGGGTTTTCCATCTTCCCATGTTGCCTTCATCAAGAACCAAACCGCGTCACAAAGCGCATCATCGTGAGTGGCACCAGCGGCCTTGGCTCTATCGTAGAACTCAAGGCCCTGGTGATACCACCCACCGAACTTTATGTTGACGTTATCGGTCTTGGGTCGCCAGCCAACTATCATTGAGTAGTAATATTTGCGGGGGCATTCTTTTAACCATCCTAGCGAGGTTGAGTCGAATGCGTATTGGACGTTTCCTTCGAGAAAGGGACTTGGACTTCTCATATCGTCCGTTGTATAAGCGGCTGGTGTTAGCATCAGAGTATCTCCGATAGAATGTCATCGAGATTGATTGTAGGTTTAGGCCCGTTGTTCTTCATCTTCTTTGTTGAACCTGCTGATTTATCACCGAGTTGGAACTGTTGGAGCTTTTCCCGATAGTATGCAACGATCTGTGGAATGTCTTCTGTGCGGCTGAGTTGGAGAGGATCACGTTTGAATAGCTCATTGATGTCTGTCATTTTCAAGCTCCTTCTCTTTGAGTTCCCTGAGAGTAACTTTCCAGATGACCCCTAATAGAGTTAGCATTAAGGATATAGCCCCGTCTGGCGGTATATGTTGGTCTTTGAACCATAGTGCGAGTCTTGTAAGATCGCTATCTTCCGTCGTCACAGCACTTCCTCTATCCTAAGTTTAAGTCCCGATGATCGCTGTTCAGCTTTGGCTTCCGATCTCTTCCTGTGCGCGATTATGATCTCGCGGACCACTTTCGCTGCACCGAGTTGCGGATACATATGCTGTAGCCACTTGAAATCCCCCTCGCGCAGCTTCAACGTGATCTTTTCGAGAGGGTATTCTTCCTTTCGTACTGTCATGCTCACACCTGTATGGGCAGTTTAACGACGTGCCCAGGTCGGCGGCTTTAGGCAGCCGCGATGAGATCGTCAAGATCGCCGGCAGCCGCAGCCTGAGCCTCTTCGACTCGCTGCTTCGCCAGCTCCATGATCTCGGGGTACTTGTCGATAATCTTCTGTGCCAGCTCCGTGACCCTGGAAGCTTCCACATCCTTCAGCTTGTAGCCCTTCTTGAGGCCGTCCTTACGGAAGGCTTCGCGGGCCTTCTCCTTCGCGAGTTTCATTGCCTCGCTGAACACCGGATCGCGAACTGCACCACCACCAGTCCGCATACCGAACTCGTAACCCTCCGCGTATGCATCGAGCTGGCCCTGCAGTTCCTGCAGTTGCTCGTCGCTCAGCGTGCCACCGTCAGCAACCTCGTCCACCTTCTTCGCGAAGTTGTTGCGAAGGTTCTCGTGGTAGGTTTGATTGAGAGCGCTGGCCTCGTTGGCGGTCAGTTCGTGGCCCTCTTCGTAACGAACGGGAACGTTGAAACGGTGCCTTGCGATTGTGATTTGGTCGGCCATGTCGGCCCTCCTGTCGTTCGGGGCGGGATTGCCCCATCGGTTATTGAACCATACCCGGTCCCATGTGTCAACATTAAATGTCAATCATCTTGATCCTGTCCAAATTAATTTTCACCACCTCGATCCGATCGTGGCTGATCTTCTTCACAGAAAAGGTGTCGAAGAAGCTCTTGCCGTGCATGGAGTGGGCTGGGTCAGGGTAGAGGATACGGTTTTGGTCTCGATCCAGCTTTCTAAACTCCCAGAGACGGAACATAAAGAAGTCCCTGGCCTTAGTGCCGTCTTCGAAGGTTAGGCGGACGCCGGTAGGGTTCGCGGCGGCGCGCTCGAAAACCTCCTTGGCGTCGTTGTAAGATAGGATGGATTTACTCGCTCCCATGCTGCGCCTTTTTAACTGCCATTTCGTGTCCAACCTCAGCGTCGTCCCAGGTGGAATAGCGCCACATACCTCCGTCGAGTGGACCACCGAAGATCATAGTCTCAAAGATGAGTGGTGGGCCATTACCGAAAAGGCGGTGGTTAATACCGAGAAAAACCGTGGATATTCTGACACCGTCATCCACAAGTGTCTCAGCGACGCGACGGCGTCCAATATCATTAAAGAACCTACCCCATTCCATCAGTTCGGCTGGATGAGGCCGATTGTCTTCATCCAGAATATAGAACTCACTCATCTCCCTCGTCCCTTTCAAAGAACAGCGAGTCTATGAAATACAGGCTTTCCTTCGCGCGCGTCTCTATCACGTACTTGACGTTTTGCTCTTGTTCAAAGTCTTCGTCCGTTTGCGAGTACGGGGAGGGAATTCTCCACGGATCAATATGATAGACGGTTTCCCACTCAAGGCCCTTTGCCTTATGGCCAGATAGAAGCTGTATAGGTCCGCTCTGCGCGAATAGGTCCTGTGCATACGCGATAGCTGCTCCCAGAGTAGGTCCGAAAGATGAAAACACTCTGAGGCACTCAGCTTTATCTCTGATAGTGCCTTCGGCTTTACTACGAAAGAGTTGCTCTGCTTCCCAACGATCAATCGCATTGTTAACCTGTTCCTGCGTAAGGGACTCGTCGCCTAGTTTTTTAAGAGTTCGTACAAGATTAGGGCCGATGTCAAAGCCGACAAGCTTGACCCCACGACCTCTTCGTAAGAGTTTAAATGCAAGAGAAAAAAGAGGAGCATTGTTTCGGCAAAGAATAGCAGCGCCATCCCTGATAGTATCCGCATCCCAGGCCCCCAGCCTTTTAACCAGCCCGTCCTTTGCCCAGTCCGGCCACATCATATGCGGTGCCCTGAAGCGGGCATTCTCGATAACCGCCTTCGGGCAGCGGAACGAGATGGACAGGGACATCTCCCTCATCTTGAACTTTTCTTTAAGTGCAGCCATGCCCGAGGATTTAGCACCTCTAAACCTGTAGATCGATTGATGAGGATCGCCGACAGCGATGAGTCGTTGCGTGACCAATCTCTCAAGCATGGCATGATTGATCTCGCTGAGGTCTTGAACCTCGTCGCACATGACAAGGGGAAATCGAGGGAATGCTCCTCCAAACAGTGTGGACATGTATATCTGATCGTCAAAGTCAATATGCCCTGAGTACGCTTGTCGGATCGACTCTGTAATGGCTTCATCGACGAGGGTGTGGTCTGGATCGAGGCCTTGTTCATCGATTGACTCCCAGAATTGTTCGGAGGTGACGAGGCGGCGCGCCTGAGGGTACTTGCCGTCGGGAATGTAGCCAGCAAGCTTAGCCTTGCTGATGGACTTAAGAGTGTCGGCGAACTGGTCGTAGGCATCCCGACGTTCGCTGGCCTTGAGCGAGTCGATCTTGGTTTTGAGGATTTCATAGCTCTTCTTGGTGTTGAGGATCAGCTTGTTGGTGATGGATTGCATCCAGACTCGATGGCCCAGGCTGTTAAGTGTGCGGCACTCCACATGACCAGGGAGGCGTTTAGCCATTTCCTCTGCGATGCGCTTGTTGAAGGCAAGGGAAAGGATCGGCATGACTGGCAGGCGGACGCAGATCATCTCGAGCGTGGTGGTCTTGGCGGCACCGGCGAGAGCATTGACCAACAGGCTTTCATCGGTATTGAGAGCGGCATCGATTATTAATTGTTGTTCGAGTGTGGGGCTAAGCTCGGTTGGGAGCAAAGCTGCGAGATCACCGAATGCAGTCAATTCATCCTCCCGGTTGTTGCAAACCTCGTTACATTCATACGCACTTGCTCTAGCATCTTGCCAACCTGGACAAAGCCATCCCCTCTCATGGTGTTGTTATGCGAGTTATTGTGATGGCCGATTGAGTAAGAGGCTTCGGCGGCGAGACGTAGGTACTCAATGAGCTGAGCAAACGTCTCGCCTTCGCTGAAGGCTCCACCTTTAGTTTCATAGCGATGGCGGGTCATCGTCCTGCTTCTCCAAGAACTTTGGTATATCGCCATTAAACGGGCTTTCCTGCAACTTGGCAGTGATGTCCTCGTAGTGTGCCATGACTTCTGTAACCCGGTCGATTAGGCCGCTGGCAGCGTTCCGCATTGCTTCCTTGAACGCGGTTACACCCTCATCAATCTCGGCCACCTTCGCTTTTAGTTCACTGACTCGCGCATCAAGTCCACCAGCAGTATCTTGAAACACCTTCTCAATGGCATCGCACATGATCTTGCTGGTTGCAGATACACGATCAGAGTGCTGCGGTGGCGCATATCTTTTAATGTCCTGTACTACATTAGCCATGTAAGTCTCCAGTGTTGGTTCCACTTTCCTTCGGATCGAGATCATTGCCTATTTCCTTTTCAAGTTCTTCGAGCCATTTGTCATCAAACACTCTCTTGACTATGCGAGGGAAACACAACGTACGCAACTGATACACAAGCATATCCAGTTCACCAAGATACTTATCCAGTACCAAGTCGTCCTTGAACCGCTCGAGGCCAGCCACCTTTTCCTTGATATGCTGGATCAGTAGGGCTTCTTCATTATCCGGCATCGGACTGTCTCCGGCGAGGTGGTTATAACGTTGAACTGGAACCCATGCTTATTCAGCATCTGGTTGAACAAAGGGAATATATAGCGATCAATCTCGAACTCATGCTCTGGGTTCTGATCGACTTCATCGAGCAGCTCTTCGACTGTCATGGTAACCTCCTCCTCAACGAATGGCTTTGGTGGGTAGAAGTGGGCGTATGTTGGTATCGCTCCCAGTATCATTGCTTGAATTAGGAGTCCCCCAAGCGCTTCTTTCATCTTTCTCCTCCTGTTTTTGGGCACGATAGATGTACCCCGCAACTGTGCCCTTGGTGATTTTAAGCTGAGCGCCAATGGCGCTGTAAGTCAGGCCTTGCTTTCGAAGTTCGATACACTGGCGTTGCACTTTGTTCATTTCATTCCTCCCGGCTTGATGCGGGCGCGGCGGTGAGGGCTTCGATCTTTGCGCGCAACTTGTATCCGCGCTCAACAAATTCTGGTGGCGTGGCATAACCATGTGTATACGCTAATCCGATCATCCCAGCTTCAGATGCCTTTGCTAGTTCTGTGTATTCTTCATAGAGCTTGACTAGCGCTGCCAGCCGCTCGTTCGCGGCGCGCAGTTCTCGCATCTCTATTAGTCCAGCGTTGGTAGTAAGTTTAAGCAATTGCTCGTTCTCCACGCGCAGGCGGGCGATCTCGCGATCTTTATGTTTTACCAGTAGCTTTAGATCGAGCGCCGGCATGTGGTCTATGTTAGACATGTTCATTGTCCAATCTCCTCCAGCAGCGCCTCGAGTTCCTTTTCCCGTTCATCACTTACATTCATCGCGCGCAGCCACTCGTTATACTTTTTATCGCCAGCGAGCGTTCGCTCGATCTGGTATCCCGTTGGCTCACCAGCTTGGCCTATAGTAGTCAGCTGCCCGCGCCGTTCGCGCATTACAGCTAAAAACAGTGATACTCCCTTATCCGTGGCAGGGAATATCACTGTGTGAGATTTGGTCCCGATTGCTGGTGGGAAACAAACGTGGAGCTTGTCGCCTACGAGCCAGACGTAAACCGCGTAACTTGGGATGGGGTAGTCTCGGTCATTCATATGCCTTTGCCCTCGCCAATTCCTTTATTGTAGTATTCCTCGAGAAGCCGCATCAGGTTCATCTCGACTTCCTCGTGCTTCTTATCGAATGACATGCCTTCGTCATATTCATCGCGATACTGGCGAAGTGGTGTAAGGGCAATCCATATCTCGTCTGCCATTTGTTCGGCCAAAGCATCGTCCATTGCTACCTCCATTATGGATCGTTGCGAAGTCTCATTCTCCGTATACTACGGCGTTTTCTTCCTTGTATTATGCTTTTATTTTTCATGCGGTTAAGCCTTCTTTTGGACTCAGTACACACAGGACAGAGCAAGTTCAATTTATATGAATGAAAACTTTTCCCACAATCAGCGCATCTGTCACTGGGACGGGCGGCACGGGCGATCTGTTGGCGAAGTCTCGTGCGAGTTTTGTTTCGAAAATTGTCAACTGTCCTTTGCACGCCGGCGACTTCTGCTGCTTTATACAGATGGTAACATTCATACGAGCAGAAACGTTTTTCTCCTTCAACGTCGCAGCTACATATCCAGCATTTATTATCGAATGCGCCCATAATTAACCATACCGAACGCCGCATGAAATGTCAAGCTTCTTGATTGAATAATCCACACAAGTTTGAAAGTGTGGGGACGCTGCCCCCTATTGGTTGGTGCAGCGTCCCCGGACCAGCTGGAGGTTGGCGTCTACGGCTGGCCCTTTCGGAAGCCATACACCAGTTCCTTCACATCTTCTCCTTTGAACAAGTCGTTAGCTTGCTCTTCGGTAAGGTGCTTGATGGTGGCGGCCTTTGCGTAGAAGATTACGTCGCCAACTAAGCCCGTCGCGAACTTGTAGGACTCTTTCCATGCCATGCTTGCGTTGTGATTGTATGGCAGGCTTTTTAAAAGCCCTTCTTCATTCGCGTAGGCCCTTCCACGCTTTAGTCCGTTATACTTGGTGAAGTATGGAACGGTCTCGATGTAACCACCGACAGCAGCTTGCAACTGGGCAAGCTGGGGTGCCTTCGGTTGGGTCGAATGCTCGACCTTGCCATTGGCACGAATGACATAGACGTTATACGGCATAGCGGCCACCGTATCCAAGCACAGTATATTTGAAAGTAGCCTTGCCTAAGCGCATCTGCTCGTTTAGGCGTTGTGCTTGCCTTTTGGCCTCCTCTTCGTCAGTATATATCACTTCTTTGCCGTTGGCCTTGAGGAAACCGGCGCGAAAGCCAGTAATGCCACCACTAACCTCGCACCATATCTTCCAGCGTTCACGCATGTGCCGCCTCCTTGCATGCCTTCAGCAAGTCGCGAAGATACTTGGGCGGGAATGGTGAGTTGCTGAAACAATGGCTCACCTTCTTCACTGGTCCCGTTAGTTCGAGAAGGCAATAGCAATAAGTGTGCTGTTGCCTAACGAGTTTGTAACGTTTGATCTTAAACATTGCCAACCTCCTATCCTCTCTTCGCGTCTGTTTCGACAGTGACTCGGCGCCTAATTGTGTACAGCACTTCATTGTCACGAATAACCAGCATTGTCATGAAGTGACTGTCATCAACATTCGCGGTTTGTCGTCGTGCGAACTCGAGTGCCATGACATCGCTTGGCTCGTCGAATTCATAAGTCCATGACAGACCAAGCGTACTGGTCTGCCAGACCATTGTGTAATGCTGCATTTTTGCCAACCTCTTTGTTTAACGGGCATTGGAGCATGCCCATTAACGTACCATAACATTTTCTGGTGTGAATGTCAAATGCCTTGATTGTATAACTTTTGCACTCCATGTTTAATTGACAGTTTCGCGTTAGCGAACTGCGCAAACGAAATGTGATAACTACTGGTGGTGAAACCACATCCAGCGCAAGCGTAATTGGAGTGCAATCAGCGCGTGCGCCAGTGCAAAATGAAACGGCGGGAGTGTTAGTCCCGCCGTTTCCCCGCCGATATTAAACTTCCACTTCAACGGCAAATTCCGCCGCCGCCTTTACCATGCGAGTCGCGATCTTTCGCAATGCCACTTCGTTCTTAGCCAGTATTTTGTTGGTTTCGGCCGTGACGATCTCGGACTTTAGGTCCTTAAACGCCTTGCCGTGCTGGGCCTTTAGGGCCTTGCGTGCGGCCGCCAACGCTAACTGGCGCATTTGCGATGCGATCGGATCGGATGAACGAGTCCCCGCGACACGGACCTCTCCATTAGCCAACGCGGCTAACTTCTTATCCAATGTTTCGCCCGCGAATTTCACATAGTCCGCACCGTGCTTATCTTCTGTATCGCCCGCATGGGAGTCCATGCCGATGTTACGAAGGCCGATGTAAACGATGTGTTGCGCGACCGGGGATAGTTCGCTATTGAAACCATATCGAGTTATGTCGATATCGCGTTCCAGTGTTTTCCCGAATTGCACTTTCATAATGCCAACCTCACGGTTAGCCGGGACACTCCCATTGACCGGGGATTGCCCCGGCGGGTTTACCGATTGGGATATCCAACCAGTGATGTGACGGTATCGAACCCCGCCGCGAATGTACATGTGGCGGAATGTCGCACCCATTAAACCTGTGGACCATATCAATCGCCGTGGTCGATATCGGCCTTCAAATATTTTTTTGGACGGAACGGGAACAGTTTGTGGCTTTTTATGGCAAGCCATTGATTTTGTTGGGGAATTGGGGCGTGGGAATTGCCGGGAATTACCATACAAATACCGGGAATTGACGGATCGGGCGACTGGTGTGTCCACCGTGCCACACACCTAGGTAGAAAAAAAAAAAAAAAAATAACAAACTAAGGCTGTGGATTAAAAACCCATTGCCACCGTTCCAACAATTCCCGGTAATTCCCGGCAATCCCGCATCCACTTATCCAATGTTATCAACAGGCATTTTAAGGCCAATTTTGTTCCCGGCAATTCCCACCATTCCCGCCCGGATCAAAGTGTAGCATCGGCTACATTTTCAAGTTCAACGAACATTGTATGGCAAAGTATGCACTCCATGTTTGACTGGCATGGTTGTGTTGGTCCACTTGTACAACCGAGTCCCGCGTGTATTGGTATGCAACTCTTGGTTGCGCGCAAGCGATCAAATAAACATTGGGCAACTGTGAAACCCACCGCGATCAGGCCGAGGCCGGGGGTGGGGGGCCAAAACTCGGTCGGCCAGACGCGACGCGAGACCCCTCGCAAATCTGCAAGCCTTTTCTGTTGTCCGTCCAAGGACTCTAAGGGAAGAGGGAATGGACCCGTCCTGGCATTGAATGCCGGAACCCGTCCAATCACTCTTATGTTAAGAGTGATTGGACAAGCTGCGGCAATCCGTCGCGTTGCGCTTTCGCTCGGGGGGCGTATGCTGAAACATGCGCGGAGGACCCGCCCAATGCCTCCAGCGGACATAGTCTCACTGGTTGCGAACGATCTCGAGGACTTGGATAAACTCCAAGAACGTCCATCCTCGATCAAGCGCATTCGCGACCACCATCACCACATAGCCCGACTCATTGCACAGGGTAAACGCACGACCGAGGTCGCACGCGAAGTCGGCTACTCCATCTCCCGGATCAGCATCCTGAAAGGGGACCCGGCCTTTCGACAGCTCGTCGAGATGTACCGCGCAAACTATGCGCAGTTGGACGAGATCGCCTATGCCGACGTGAAGAAGAAGGCAGCATTGCTGCTGGCGAATACTATCGACCACCGCAACGATCAGTACGAGGAGGACCCGGACTCCATCACGCCAGCCGAGGCCAGGGCTGATGGGGAGTTCGCGCAAAGCGTTCTGGATGACAAGGTGACTAAAGTTGCCACCCTCCACGGCCATCTATCAGACCAGCCAATCGCCGATCTGTTCGAGCTTCAGAGTAAACGCGCAGATCGGCTGATCGCGCCAGCCCACCTCCCTGGCAGCGAGGAGGCGGAGTCTTCAGCGGCTCCGCCTCAACCACCGAAGGAGGACTAACATGCTAAGCACTATCCTACTCGTATTCGCATTCGTGTTCGCGGCCATTGCTGCCCTGTTCATCGATACAGTAAACCGACCGCCAATAGTAGTTCACTTCGGCTGGCTTGCTGTTGCATTCTGGATTCTGTCAATCTTGCTTGGTGGGAAGTTTGGATGAAGCTCGCGGCGGCAGCCGTCCTCCTCTCATTGACGCTGCCAGCCCAGGCGGCTACCGATGTATGGCTGTTCTATGGATGGGGGCCGAACGGCTGGTCGAGCGGCATTGATCAGATTGCCCGGCGCGTCCGTACCCTGCGCGGTGTAGGCACCGTTCGCGTTTACGACTATCGCGAAACACAGCGCGCCTACGACGAAGCAGTGGCGACCAATCACGAGCACTCGCTGGCCTTCGTCGGCTACAGTTGCGGCGGCAATGCCTCGTTCGCGGTAGCCGGTGCGCTGGCGCACAACAACAGGACCGCGCACGTCATTGCTTTGCAGCCGTCGATTTGGTGCGGCCAGTATCCGACAACAGGGAATATGCGCTATGTGCAAGATACTTGGTCCGGCGGCACTTTCGGTCTGGGTAGCTACCAACCAGAAGGTCCACCCGCTCATTACACAACTTTCATCGAGCGGCCAAATCCTCATGGTGCGGCCGATACCGATCCACTCTACCAACGAGATGCAGTATTTGCCGTAGGCGCAGTTGCCGACCCATCGCGCCAGTACCTACTCCAACGCCACTTACAACGAAGCGCGCCCTACGTCGATCGCCAGGACGCTCAGGTTATCTGGAGGCGCGAGTAATGCGCCCTTGTACATGTCACTCCAGTGAAGCACCATGGCCTTGCGCGAGGCTGTATGCCTACAGTGAATGCATACAGCTGTGGTGGTGGTATCGTTGCTGGATAGCCATTTGGAGACGTGAATGACCCGCCCCTTCACCGAATGGGCATTCTTCGAGAAGTCCCCCGAGGGCTTCGTTCTAACCGCTTTCCCTTGGGGAGTGAAGGGCTCGGTCCTCGAGAACCGCACCCTGGAGCAATGGCAAAGGAACTTTCTCCGTTCTATAGGGGAAGGGTTGAAAACCCCAGAGGTCGCGATTCGTCAGGCCGCAGTAAGCGGTAACGGCGTCGGGAAGTCCACCCTCGTTGCCTGGATCATACTCTGGGCGCTGTGTACCAGGGCAGATACTCGCGGCGTCGTTACCGCCAACACCGAGACACAGCTCAAGACTAAGACCTGGGCCGAATTAGGCAAGTGGTTCAACCTGTTCGAGGGCCGGGACTCACTTAAACTAACTGCCACAGCGATATTCGTCCGCGACGATGACCACGAGCGGACGTGGCGTATAGATATGGTTCCGTGGTCCGAGAACAACGCTGTTGCCTTCCAAGGCCTGCATAACGAGGGCAAACGCCTTCTGATGATCTATGATGAGGCCTCGGCCATCCCTGACCCAATTTGGGAGGCCGGCGACGGCTGTATGACTGATAAGGACACGGAGAGGGTCTGGTGCGTCTTTGGCAATCCCAACCTGCCCAAGGGCAGATTTCGAGAGTGTTTTCCTGGTGGCCGGTTCTCCAATGTCTGGCGTTCGCGAACCGTGGACTCCCGTACTATCAGCTTCACCGACAAGGGTGAACTTAACAGATGGGTGGCCGAATATGGAGAGGACAACGACTTCGTACGGGTTCGCGTCCGTGGTGTCTTCCCCCGCGCAGGATCGATGCAGTTTATCGATGATGCCATCGCAGGTGAGGCTGCGGTCAGGGAACCTGGTGTACACCTTTACGATCCCCTCGTACTCGGAGTCGACGTCGCTCGTTTTGGAGACGACGCTTCCGTTATTTATATCAGAAAAGGAAGAGATGGCAGAACAATTATTCCGCTTCAGTTCAGGGGGCTGGATACAATGACCCTAGCTGGAAAGGTGGCAGAAGTCTATGCCCAATACAATGCGGACGCAGTATTTGTGGATGGAGGAGGTGTGGGCGGCGGCGTTGTCGATCGCCTTCGTCAACTCCACATACCTGTTATGGACGTACAGTTTGGTGGGAAGCCTGATGGAGTCGGCTTTCTCACCGGAGATGATGGGGTTCGCTACGCGAATAAACGGGCCGAGATCTGGGGATCAATGCGATCCTGGCTCAAGTCCGGAGGAACCATCCCCGCCGATCAAGAACTCCACTCCCAACTCACGAATCTCCAATATGCTTTCAACGTTCGGAATGAGATCCAGCTAGAACGGAAAGAGGATATGAAGAAGCGAGGCCTGTCGTCGCCGGATATAGCTGATGCGCTGGCGCTGACTTTCAGTCAGTACGTCTCTCCGCACGCGAACGCTGGTCACGAGGGTCCCCACCGACCGCTGGTCGAGTCCGAGTACAACCCCTTCGCGCCGATGCAGCACGACTACAACCCTATGAGCTACGAGGCCATGAATGATGGATTTTAAGCCTGAGTTCTGTGACGCTTGTGAAAGGCCCTTCGAGGAGGGGGACGAAGTCGTTACACTGCAAGCAGTTAAGGATGATGAAGGGAACGAGATCGAAGGACCAGTCAAGTACTTTCATAAAAAATGCCTCGAACGAGTAGGAACTGCCTAATGTTTAGCGCCCCCAGCCCTCCACCCTTGCCAGCCCCACCGCCCCCTCCAGCCAACCCTCCTATGTATGGGTCGAGCGCGTCGCGCGCAGGTGGACAGCGGAAGCCTGGCACCACCGGCTTTGGCACACCATCAATCCTCGGTGGGGCGCTGACACCAGGTGCTACCGGCACTCCAGGTACCCTGTTAGGAGCATAGATGGCCCTAGACCGACAGGTTGAACTGGCGATGGACGCGATGCAGGCGTCGCACGATGCTATGCTCGCGCACATGTCGCACGTTCGAGATGCGGTCAACGGCACACAGGTTGCTGCCACCCTTCCAAAGACAGGACAAGAGGGCTCTGCCCCGCTGTCCATGACTCCAGACCAATTCAAGGATCTGATGGACCGCACTACCAAAGCAAGGGATATGGAGCAGAGGGCTAGGGCATCAGGTAAGGTCTCCGAGACCGAAGATGGCGAGACTCTTGGAAGTCATCTGGATGCTATCCACGAGCACTTGATGCAGATAGCAGGGGACGTGCAGATGATGCCTGGCGCCGGTTATCCGTGGCAGGTCCGGCGATCGCCTGAGGATACAGCGAAGCTGAAAACCCACGAGACGTTATCGAAGGCCCTTGGCGGTGGTGGCGCGAAGGTTCTCCCAATTCAACCAGGAGAGGAAAAGTAAATGGCAAAAGCAGGACAGCATCCAGCCCACGCCCACATTCAGCGGGCCAAGGCGGCCGCACAGGCCCATCACGACCAGATCATGCAGCACCTTTCAAACATCGAGCAGGCACTACCACAGCAGCAACAGCAGCCTGGAGTAAAACCAGGTGCCCCGATGGGTCCCTCAACCGGCGTTGCCCCTCCAGGGGGAATGTCACCGTTAGGAGGGCAAGCGGGTGGCTGAGCGTCAAGTCAACGTCAAAGTTGATGGCAAACCTTATCGGGTACTCTACCGAATGCCCGATGAGGAGACGCTAAAGCTCCGCGAGCATGTGAATGGACGGCTTATCGGACTCCGCACTAATCGCTATTCTTGGTGGGTTCATTGGCGCGAGTGTGCTGATTATATTCTTCCTCGCCGCTACAAATGGCTTATCACTCCTAACCAGATGGCACGTGGCTCTCCTATTAATCAGCATATTCTTGACAGTACTGGTACTCTTGCTGCTCGCAATCTGGCCGCTGGGCTTATGACGGGCTGTACCGATCCCACCAAGTCCTGGTTCCATTGCAAGATCGGCTACATCGATTCCACCCAAACCGGCCCAGTTTCACTCTGGTTGGCAGAGTGCGAACGCATCCTGATGATGGTCTTTCAGGCGTCGAACTTCTATACCTGCATGGCAGTCCTGTATTTCGATCTCGTGGTATTCGGCACAGGCGTAATGGTAATCTATGAGGACTTCGATGACGTTATCACCTGCTACAACCCCTGCCCCGGCGAGTACTACCTCGAAGCCTCCGACACGGTTAAAGTCAACGCTCTATACAGAGAGTTCACTTATACCGTTTCGCAAGTGGTTGAACGCTTTGGCATTGACGCAGTTTCGCCAGCGGTCCGAGTTCTCTACGATATGGGAGGAACGAGCCTCACAAGAGAAATCGTCGTCGCGCACGCGATAGAGCCGAATAAGGATTACCGGAAGTTTGGAATACCGTCCCACTTCAAGTGGCGGGAGGTTTATTGGGAATGGGCCGGTTCAGCAGCCCCGCAAGGTGGCGCTTCATACGCCCCTGGAGTGTTGTACAAGGGTGGCTTCCATGAACAAAACTTCATCTCCCCAAGATGGGATATTGTTGCAAACGATGCTTACGGACGCGGCCCTGGGATGGACGCCCTACCCGACATTAAACAGCTTCAGCTGGAGGTCAAGCGAAAGGCGCAAGCGATTGATAAGCTTGTCAATCCTCCGATGGTCGCCGACATTCAGTTGAAAAATCAACCAGCTTCGCTGATGCCGGGTGGAGTGACTTATGTCGCGGGTATGCTATCAAATTCGCGTCCAGGTTTTGCACCTGTCTACCAGGTCCAGCCCCCGGTCAAGGAAATCATGGAGGACCTTAACGAGGTTCGCGAGAGGATCAAAGAAATATTCTTTAACAACCTTTTCCAAACAATTTCACAATTCGAGACAAGGTCTAACGTCACGGCTGCGGAAATCGATGCAAGACGCGCTGAGTCCATGATTATGCTCGGTCCGGTTCTTGAGAGGATCGTTGGTGAAGGGCTGAAGATCGCTGTGAACCGAACCTTCGAAATATGCTCGCGCTCCGGAATTCTCCCACCGGCACCGCGCGAGGTCCAGGGTATGGAGGTCGAAATCGACTTCGTATCAATGCTGGAGACTGCACAGAATGCATCGCAGATGGCGGGCATTGAACGCATCTTCCAGTTGGCCGGCAATCTCGCCGGCGTCGATCCGGCAGTTATGGATACCGTTGACTTCGACTATGGCATCCAGAAAGCCTCCCACCTGTTGCACAATGACCCGAAGTTGATTAGATCGCCAGACGTGCTGGCGCAGATTAGGAAGCAGAAGCAACAGCAAGCGCAGCAAGCCGAGATGGCACAGCACGCCGACACCGCACAGAAGCTCGCGACCGGCGCCAAGACGCTCAGTGAAACTGATGTAGGCGGCGGACAAAATGCGCTGCAGACCATGATGGGAGGACTGCCCGGTGCCTCTTGACCTCACCGACCCAAAGGTTGTCAAGCAGCTCGAAGATCGAGCTAAGGTGCAGGCCCGTATAGATGCGGGGACCTTAACCACCCTCATGGAAACGCAGTCAGGCAGATCGTTCATATGGGGAAGACTGGAAACATCTTTTGTCTTCGCCTCTTCGTTTTCGTCGGACCCTCTACTAATGGCCTTCAACGAGGGCCTGCGTGCTAAGGGAGTAGAACTCCTTACCCAACTCATGAAGTACTGTCCAGACCAGTACGTACAAATGGCGAGAGAAGCAGATGCCCGAAACATCGCAACCGAACGAAGCCTCAGCGCGGACGGAAACCGGAGAGATCAAGGATCAGACGAGTACCAGCTCGACCTCTACCGAGACCTCGCAACCGGAAAAATCTCCGTCGAGTACGAGCCCGGCTCCGACGAAGCAGCCTGAGACTAAACCATCCGAGTTGAACCTTGCATCGAAGGGCGCACCGGATGCATACCAAGAATTCACGGCCCCAGAAGGCTATGAGTTCAATCCTGATCGTATGAAAGACGTGCATAGCGCGTTTAAGGAGATGGGATTGAATCAGGCTCAGGGCCAGAAGCTCATGGACCTCTACATGAAAGAAGTTGTAGAGTCCGAGACGGCGCCGTATCGAGTGTGGCAAGAAACCCAGGAGAAATGGCGAACGGAGATCAGGAACGACCCCGAGATCGGTGGTAAGCTTGATCGAGTCAGGGAAACCGTATCGAGAGCGATCGATGGCCTTGGCGATCCCAAACTGGCAAGGGAGTTCAGGGAAGCTATGGACTTTACGGGAGCGGGTAATAACCCAGCTTTCATCCGTGCATTCTATAAGCTTGCTTCGTTAGTCACTGAAGGTAAGGCCGCTCCGGCAGGTGGACCCTCGCCGGCGGCTCGACCACAGGGCGGTAGACCTTCCGTTGCCACCGCAATGTATCCAAACCTGCCCTCACAAGGGGGCTGAAAGGAGTAAGTTATGGCTACCGTAGGTGGAATTGCACTTACCTACGCCGACTGGGCCAAGAGAATGGACGACGGATACAGGGTCGCCACCATTATCGAGCTGCTCTCACAAACCAACGAAATCCTTGAGGATATGTTGGTGTTGGAGGGTAACTTGCCCACCGGCCACAAAACCACAGTCAGAACCGGAATACCGCAAGCAACGTGGCGCTTGTTGAACCAAGGTGTGCCGAACGCAAAGAGCACCACGGCACAGATTGTCGATGCCGTTGGGAACCTTGAAACCTATGCGGTTATCGACAAGGACATCGCTGACCTCAACGGCAACACAGCCGAGTTCCGACTCTCAGAGGTCAAGGCCTTCCTTGAGGGCATGTCCCAACAAGTTTCCACGACCATCTTCTACGGCAACCAGTCCACCAACCCAGAGCGGTTCACTGGCTTTTCGCCTCGCTATTCTACAAAGACCGCGGCCAATGCGCAGACCGCAGCGAACGTACTGGACGGTGGCGGGACCTCGAACACCAACACCTCGATCTGGATCGGTGTATGGGGCAGTGATACCTGCCACGCGACCTTCCCCAAGGGCAAGATCACAGGCCTTCAGCATCGGGACATGGGTGAGTGGCCAGTTCAGGACTTGTCCGGCAATACCTATCAGGCCTACCGTGACCACTTCAAGTGGGAGATCGGTTTGGTCCTGAGGGACTGGCGCTATTGGACTCGCGTAGCTAACATCGACGTTACGCAGCTCACCGGCGTCAGCGCAGCGAACCTTATCAACCTCATCATCCGAGCGCTGTATAGGTTACCGACTGCGCCTGCGTCGGCGACGACGATCCAGACTTCCGATACGCCGGAGGTCCGGGCCGATATGGGACGCGCGGTTATCTACTGTAATCGTGTCATCCGCACCTACCTCGACCTTCAAGCCATGAACAAGACGAACGTCCTGCTCCGGATTGAAGAGTTTGAAGGTAAGCCTGTTACCACGTTCCGAGGCCTTCCAGTTCGGACGTGTGATGCTCTTCTGAATAACGAAGCCCAAGTAACGTAGGAGCCAACCATGATTTTGGATGGACAACTTCTCTTCACCGGCAACAACACCGGAGGCGCTACTCCGTCGTTCGTTGACCTTATCACCACAACCGGCAACAGCTCGAACATCATCGATCTGCACATCGCCGCCCCTCCAGGCGTCCCTGTGCTGGCCTCTGGCCAAGGCGCTCGCGATATGGGCATCGGTGACGATCCTGCACTGAAGCTGCTGATCCAATGCTGCTCCACCTTCGCGGGTGGGACCAGCTTGATCGTGGCGCTTCAGGGCTCACCCGATAACGGTTCGGGTGCCCCACTGGGTTTCAACACTTGGTGGACCTCTCCAACAGTGGCCTTGGCCAGCCTTCTCCAAGGCGTGCGTATCTTCGACATGGACATGCCAAGGCCTCCGCCTGGCCAGCCTGTCCCACGGTTCCTCCGCCTAGCCTACACCGTCTCGGGAACCTTCACTAACGGTGGTGCAGTAACCAACAGTTCGTGGCTGCTTGGCACGATTGTCCTCGACCGCTTCGACCAAATGTTCCAGGGTTCGCTCCATGACCAGTTCATCGGCGCGTATTCTCCTGGCGTAGTTGTGAACAACTAATGCGACGGGTCCTTTTAGCGGGATTGGTGGGGGCAGCACTCGCTGCCCTTGCCACCACTTGGCTCGTCGCACAGCCATTAGCCCCACCTGTCTCTGGGCAAGAATGCTGGAACGCAGGGCAAGGTCCAGGCGGACCGTCTGCAGGCTTCGTCTGCATGAACTTCGCCAGCAGTCGAACAGCCAACACCCTCCTGACAATCCAAGGGAACTGGACGGTTGGCACAACTACCAACGTCACTGTTGGTACTGGGTCGAGCGTGGCTAACACAGCCGAAGGCGGCAGCATCATTGTAACCGGCCAGCCCTTAGCTGCCGTTATCACCATGCCCTCAAACCCAACCTCAGATGGCGCGGTTGTTCGTGTCTGTAATGGCACTGCCTCAGCCTTTGCAACCAACGCAGTAACCGTCGCAGCCAACACTAACCAAACGATGGTCCCGTCTGGCGCGGCTATCACCCTAACCACCTTAGCCGCGAACTCCTGTGTCGCCTACCAGTTCTCTCAGTCCAACACGTCATGGTACAAAGTCCAATGAGAAAGCTCCTCCTCGCGCTTGCGCTCTCGGCCCTAATTCCGAGTGCGCAGGCTCAGGGGCCTATGGTCGGTCCTGGCGCGTTGCTCGTCTGTACCAAGATAGCGTTTATGGCTGTAGGCCCGACAAGTATTACTCAGCTAGTCGCGCCTGTCCCTGGACAAGCCGTCTCAGTCTGCGGATGGCACATTACCAATACTGGCGCTACTGGCACCTTCGCTTTCCAGATCGGTACTGGCTCTAACTGTGGTACTGGTACAGTCACTATCGTCCCGGCGATGAACGTCACCAGCACAGCCCCATCTGTAGACCATATCGAGTACGCGACTAGCACCTTGCCAATTAGCCAAGGCCTCTGTGTAACTCCAAGCGTTGCCACGATCTCAGTTGTGGTCTACTACACCCAATTCTAGGAGAACGTCAATGACACCTGCCGAAGCAAATGCCCTCCTCGATGTAGCAAGAAAATCTAGCGAGCATCCAGGTATGGAACATATTCGCGACGCAGCCCTTCGGGCCTTACACGAGGGCACGCTCTATACCGTCTCAAGAGCGGAGGAAAACGATGAACCAGCGCCGAAGAGGAGCAAGGCACATGCCGTCGAAAAGTGATATAAGCGAGATCATTGCTAGGTTGCAAAAGCTGGAACAGGACATGGGTGACTTCGAGGAGGCTGAAGAAGCTGCCTCCCGCGCGAAGGCCGATCTTGAATCTGTGAACCGTGACTTGGCGCAGGCAAAAGCTCAAATGCATGAAGCGCAGGCTGGATTGACACAAGTCCAGAAGGATGCACAGAAGCGCTTTGACCAAGACATGTACAACAAGCAGGGTTCAATACGCGACCTCAATGAACGTATCAAGGCACTTGAAGAAAAAGCTAAGGCACTTAACGATGAGGTAAGTACCAAAGGTGGCCAGCTTCGAGCTATCAATGACTCACTAGATGATGCACGACGAAAGTTAGCTGGATGAGGTTCTATCCAGAGAATGCTTATGGCATTTATCCGGCAGTGGTGCAAGTTAATTCGACCAGCACTATTGTCATTGGCGTGCCTGGAAAGAGCATTCGAGTCATCAATGCATTCCTGACCGCGAGCGCAAATGTCAATATCAAGTGGCAGTCCCATAACCTCCCTACAGACCTTACCGGCTTTGCTTACGTGGCCCAGACGGGAGGGTACGTATTGCCTTCTGATTACTTCGGATGGTTTCAGACATTGGTTAGTGAATCCCTCGACCTCAACGTCTCTGGCGCTGCCAATATTGGCGGCGTCATCAACTACAATTTGATAGGCCCATAATGCCATTCCTCAAAACCGAACGTGATGGTGAGTTATTTGTCGATCATCGAGCGAGTCCTGGTCTTCCTGAGGACGTAGCTCGTAAGTTAGGCCTCCCACCAGAACTTGTTGGTGAAGGCAAACAAATGCGCGCCCCGACGTTGGGTTGTCCCCACTGTGGTCTAGGTGTCGTGCTGAACCCACTTCGCAAACGCGAGCGCGCGCATTGTTACCAATGTGACGCCTATATCTGTGATTGGTGTCACGCCGCCATGCAAGAACCTGATTACGTCCACCTTACTATCAAAGAGATCGTCGAAAAGGTCAGTACAGGTCGGTGGGCGATTGTAGGCAACTCTATGTCCAGACTTAAACTCGTACCCATAGGAGATCATAATGGCTAAACGAGTGTTCTCGTCCGCTGGTATCACGATGACTGCAACCGCAGTCGCTGTGCAGGCAACCGCCAACCAATACTTCTCTTTGGTCGGTGCAAACGCAACACAAACTTTTGATATTCTTGAATGTGAGATTTCTGGCACAGCGACAAACTCCGCTGTTTTGGGCACCATGCTCGCCAGACAAGTAACGCTCGGTACTGGTGGCCCTAACGCCTTAGCGGCCAACTTCTCAGACGGTCCTAGTCATCCTGCTACCGCGGCGCTCGCCGCTCCTGTGGTGACGGCTTCTTCCTACGTCACCAACCAATCAATTCCATCGAGCGCAGTGACAGACGCCCACCTTAATCTTGTCCTAAACGCATTTGGTGGCATCTTGCGCTGGAATGCAGCGCCAACACAGCAGATCACTTGCGTTGGCAATGCGGCTCCCGGCGGTAGCGCTATTCTATGGAATAGCTCGACTTCCGCGGGCACGACTACTACCGCTAGCGCGCACATCATCTACGAACCTTACTGAGCGTAGGAGTAGGTAGATGCTATGGTTGCCCTACCTGTACCTGTCGATGCGGTAAGCTTCTTTGCGCAATCTGCTGGAACGGGGGATTATGTTTACGCAACCCCCAGGTCGAGTTTCTATACACCAGCACAAGCTTTCGCCGCTGGGCTATTGGTCAACAACCAACTAGTCCCTTACGTCGCGCAAGACGATCCTTACGCGCCTACTCAGCGCGAGTGGGGCATTGGGACTTACGCCAATGCTACCACGACTATCGCGCGCACGACTATCCAGGGCGGTATTTCAGCCGGTGTTGTATCCGGTGCAGGGGTAAGAGTAAGTTTCAATAAAGCCCCTGTCGTCTTTATCGCGCCGATTACCACCAATGTCATTACTGGGTCTGTCGTGCCAGGAACGACGCAGATCGCCAAGTTTGGCACTACGCCAACGAGCGCTGACAATTCCGGCGTTACCAGTGCCATGCTCGCGACCGAGCAAGTTCGCATCGAGGGCACCAACACCAATTTTGGCGCCAACAATGACGGGATTTACGGCGGCGATGACGCGATGTTTTTTATTCGCGGTGCTTACAAACCGAGCAGTCCTGACACCGTTCATTTGGCAACTCGGAACGTGCTGCTTTGCTTTGCCGACAATCCGCCTGGGTTTACGATGGGCTCGGCAATGTATGCGATCCAGGGCGTTGCCAATGTGCTGGGTACGCATACCGGCGACGTCGCCGCCGTGTTTGGTGTTGCCGAACTCGGCGATGGCGGCGCCGGTGCTACATCGGCGGTCAACCTTTATGCCTTTCTCGCCACCACGGATAATTTCAATGGCGGCGTGACCGGCGTGACCGGCGAGACGGCGCTGTTTGCGGGAACCGCCGTCAATACGTCCGGCAACCCTATCGCCAATCAATACGGCCTTGATGTCGGTGGCAGCGGTAACGTCACCAACCGCGCCCAGATTAATTTGCGTGATTGGACCGGGACAGTCAGCGGTAACAATTACGGCATTCGCCAGATTGGCACGACCGGCGGCCGATTAAATCTATTCGATGCGCCATTACAAATCGGCAATGCTCTCAGAACCGATGCCACCAATAACGTCGTCGTCGGCACTGCTGCATTAGCCACCAATGCTGTCGCTGGATTTCCATTTATCCCGACCTGTGCCGGCACGCCTACGGGCACTGTGTCACCAACCTTCACCGGCCGCGATCCTTTAGTTTACGACAGCACGAATGATATTCTCTACATCAATGATGGCGGTTGGGTGCCGGCGTTATTCGGTACTCAGTGGTCACAGACTACTCCAACACCAACGGCATCTAGTGGAACTTTTACTTCGGTATCCAGCGTTTTGCGGATCAAACAAGTCGGCAAATTGGTACACGGTTGGTGCCAAGTGGTTGTCACTACGCTTGGCACAGCAGCGGGTACCATCTTTGTGGCACTCCCTTTTACACCGAAGAGTACGACGCCCGTTGTCGGTCTTGATCTCAGTTTGGGTGCCGCTATTAGCGTCGCCTTTGTCGATACGACTGGATCCAAACTGCAAATCACACCGTCTGGCGGCATTGCAACCCATACTTACATCGTCGGATTTACTTGTGAGGTAGCCTAAATGAAAGTGAATTTTAAACGAGGCGCGTGATGAAAACCTACCCAATCCCCGAGAATCTGCTCAATGCCATTCTCAACATTCTTGCAACGCTGCCGTGGCGGCAGGTCAATCAAGTAATGGCTCCATTGCAGCAGATTATCAACCAAGCTGATATTATGCCACCAATCAACGGTGATGGAAAGGACCACGACAATGTTCGCGGGTGAGGCTTATACGCAAACTGCCTATACCGAAATCCCCTGGTACATGCTGTGGCTCTTAATGGGCGCGCAGGTGACGTAGGAGCAAGCGATGTCTCGTCAATATTTCGAAGAACTTATCATCGACCCGCCGATTGCTAACCTGACTGCGGTTGTAGCGACGGTGGAGACAGCATTGTGGAACGTACCACAGTTCTCTCCAATCCACGCCTTTGATAGCTACAGAGGCGTCGGAAAGGTATTCAGGCTAATGGCTGGTGGTATTTGGTCAACGGGAGCCTCAGGAACTCTAACAATAACTCCGCGTGTCGGCGCAACGACTGGCGGTATTACGCTTGGCGCTTCAATCGCACAAACAGTAACTCCAAGCATCACCAACGAAGCCTGGTTCCTGCACTCCATTTGGGTCGTGCGCGCGACTGGTGCCCCCGGCGCTAACTCCACAATCATGGGCACCGGCGTATTCAACGGTGGCGGCGCTGCGGCAACGGCGGCCTCTAACAACACCGTCGCCTTTGGCGGCACCGCTGCCGCCTGCGACCTATCTGTCGAAACCGGGATTTTTATAGGCTGGACACTATCCGTCGCCGGTAGTTGTACCCCTCAATGGGTAACGATGCAGTCGTTGAACTAAAATGCCGACTATAGGTGCCATCTTAGGGTCTAATCTTGGACTTGGTCGGGGCGCGATAGAGCCTCAGACCTTCTACGTCCAAGTCTATGTCACGCCTATTCAAGCCAGCGCCGATCAGTCAACGCTCGTCGCGACGCCTTGGCAAAAGTCCCTTCCTGAAAAGCAAGTTCCATTTCAGATCGAGCAGACTTGGACTTGGCAATACAATCTTCATCTAATCGGCAAAGACTTTCTTCCTCCGGGTAATCAGAGATTTGACGTTCCAGCCCAGCCTCCTAGAGGGCAGGGGCAGACTTGGAGTTCCAACTGGGTTACTTACTACGGCCCTGTCCCTGCTGGCTTACCCAACCTCCTTAATCAATTCGACTGGCCAGTACCAACTTCCCCAGTTTACCATGCTCAGCTTCGCGTATGGTACTGGCAGTACAATCCTAACTTAGTCGGCCAGGATCAGCTTCCAGTTGGCGGCCAGAGTTACGTTCTTGCCAGCGGTCAGGTGCCGCCAGAGCAAGTTCAACTCCACAGCTGGAACTGGAGCTACAATCTCAATCTAATCGGTCGGGATCGTTTCCCCTCTGGCAAGTCGGCTTACGACCTTGCACCGATTTACGCCAGTATTGAAATAAGCCCGCGGCGTGGTTGGGAATGGCAATATAATAAAAACCTGATCGGCAAAGATCAGCTTCCAGTTGGCGAACAGGTTTATGACCTCGTTCCTTCGCAGCGTCCGCCAGAGCAGGGGCAGCTTCACTCTTGGCAATGGACCTACAATCTTAATCTCATTGGTCAGGATCGCTTCCCCACTGGAGAGCAATCTTCTGATCTTACGCCTCGTGACTATCAGCGTGGTCCACCACTTTGGACTTGGACCTACAATCTCAGTCTAATTGGTCAAGACCAGCTTCCAGCGGGCGAGCAATCCTCAGACCTTTGGCCTCGTGCGCCTGAGCCATCGCCGCGTCGGTCTTGGGAGTGGAGCTACAATCTCAATCTAGTTAATAAAGACAAACTCCCAACAGGTACTCAAACTACAGCGCTCGTTCCACCAGCGCCTTATCGTATTGAACAGACCGTCGCTGTTTCATACAACCTTAATCTCATCAGCCGCGACGCAATGCTGGTCGGTGAGCAGTCGACCGATCTACCACCACGAGACTTTGCTCGGCTGTTCCAGACTTGGATACAGACAGTCAATCTCTCACTGGCTACTGCGCCACCAGACCTTACCAAGCAAGTACGTCAGCAAGACTGGCCGCTTCCAACTCAACCCTCTCGGCTCGATCAGACGTGGGCAGCTTCTTACAACAATAACCTCATTGCTCAAGATCAACTTCCATTCCGTCAAAGCGATTGGCCTAATCCAATCGCTCCAGCGCAGGTCAGAGATTGGATTCAATCAACCAACCTCGCGCTTCTTGCTGCGCGACAGCCATTTAATCAATCCGACTGGCCGCTTACGCCAGCAGCAGGTCAGCCAGATAGGTCTATCGCTGCCTCATTCAATCTAAACCTCGTTGGCAAGGACAAACTTCCAAGCGGTAAGACAATCTACGACCTGTGGCCAGCCGGACCACAGCAGCCAGATCGTTTCTTTGGCGTTAGTTACAATAAGAGCCTTATCAACCAAGACAAACTACCCAATCGACAACAAGACTGGCCGCTCTCGCAAGCTTTCTACCTCCCACCATTGCAGACAATGGTTTCGGGATTTCAGTTATGTCTGATCCCAAAAATCCAGCTGCCGCCAGGAGTTCAGTTCTTTGGTCGTCCAGAGCTTGGGCCGTCGCCGCTTCTACAGGCAACAGTCTATAATTATAATCAAGCGTTCATTCCTGTGCCGACAGCACCGACCTTGATCCAGCGCACACTGACAGGGGTAGGACTATGAGCCCTCCACAAGACCTCGACGAACAGGGTACACTCCCTTACGACTACATCTATAACGGTCCTACAATAGGGTGGGTCAAGAATTATCTGGCTCCAGCTTTCTTCTCTACCGCTAAGGTCGGCACGACTCCGATAAATCCTGTGTGGGGAGTGGATGGCGCTGGCGCGACTCTAATGTCGCAGGAAGTGTTCAGGATTGAAGAGCAGAACACCCACTTCGGGACGCAGGGCGATATTAACTTCGGTGGAGGGTTCATCGACGATGCAGCATCGTTCTGGCGTATCCAATACCAACCATCGGCAGCCGACGCTGGTGGCGCAACTCGTAACGGCATCCTGCTCGTTAGCGCCATTCCACCTGGTCAGACTGTTGGTTCATCGATTGTCGGTATCCAAGCCTGTTCTGAGGTACAAGGCACCGCGAACGGCGATCAGGCAGCGTTCTTCGGCGTGGCTGAGGTTGATGCGGTCGGCGCTTCGGCGCACAACCTTTACGCCTTCATCGCCACCACCGATTGCTTCAGCGGCAATGGCGTCACCGGCGAATGCGCGCTGTTCACCGGCACACTGATTAACACGTCTGGCGCTCCAATACACATGCAGGCTGGCGTTGACATTGGTGCCAACGGCAATTGCAGCAATCGTTACGGCATTTATCTGCGCGATTTTCAAGGCACTGTGTCCAGCGAGAATTATGGCATCAAACAGCTCGGCATCACCGGCAACCGCAAGAATCTGTTCAACGCCAATACCACGATCGGCATTGCCGACATTCCACTACAGAACGGCGCGCCGGTGATGTTTGGCGTAGTCGGCAACAACACCAACAACGCCGACTTTGGCATTGGCATTGCCAATTACGACTCTACACCATCGTCAGGCAACGGATCAACTCCCGGCCTAACGATGGGCTACTCTCGCAACAACACGGTCGGCGGCCACGGCCTGTTGACGCCAAACGATTTTACCTTTGTCGCCTATGGGCTAGGCGACGACGGCACTTTCATGGAACAGTGTGTCGCGTTGTGGGGCCGAGTCGACGGCACGCCAGCGGCAAACTCCATGCCGGGACGATGGGAAATTGCCACTACCAATCCCGGCTCGATTAGTGCCACCGTCAAAGCCATCGTTGACAGCCTAGGCAATGTCGTGGTCAATACTGGCTCAGTGTCGAACACCGCAACTCATGGCTTTCTCTATATCCCAACATGTACTGGCGGCGCTCCGACTGGCGTGCCGACATCTTATAGTGGGCGGGTGGCAATGGTTTACGACATCACAAATCACAAGTTTTGGATTTACGATACCGCGTCGTCGGCCTGGCGCGGCGTTGTGCTGACCTAGGAGAGAATGATGCCCAGTACCTCATCGAAGCAAGCCCGCTTAATGGCTGGAGCAGCGCACAATCCAGCATTCGCTAAGAAGGTCGGAGTTCCACAAGGTGTAGCAAAGGAGTTCAACCGCGCTGACAAGCGCACAGGAATCCTTAAAAAGAAGAGAAAGGATACACAAGATGACTGAGTTTGAAGAGCAGATGCTAGCCACGCTTAATCGCATCGCACGGGAAGTAACAACTACTCGTGAACTGACTTCGAAATGGGTCTATGCAATGATCGAGGAGGCCGAAAGGGAGGTCCCGGAGAAAATACGGAGGTTCATGAATTACTATCACGACGTTCACGACGTGCGGTATATGTATGAAGCACTTGGAACTGCGGTTCCGCCTCATGTAAATCGTGAGATTGAGCGTCTTGATGATCGTTATCGCCAGCTCTTGATCCAACTCCATAAGGATGGTGGAGCGTTCGAGAAGGTTCGACGAGAGATGGCAGCCGATCCGGCGAACCGCTACGATCATACGCGATTCCTGGACAAACCAAAGGAGAAGGCAAATGGCTAGATGGAGATTAATAAAGCCTCATTATCTGTGGACTACAGATAATGAGTGGGAATACAAGGAGACTAATCGGGATACTGGACGGCAAGCAATGAAACGCTTCCCGGTTCCACGATACTTTGACCCCAACGATCCAGGTGACTGGAATGTGAGGGGTAGTGGTGAAGTCATTGTCTGCTATGCGGGCAAGGGCCAGCCGAGGGATCATACCTTCACTGGAGGGCCGACGCTTGATATGGAGCCGCTGGATGCGGAGGCCGAGTTCCTCAGTGCAGAGGTTCAGAAGAACTGTAAGCATCCGATCGACTCGTTGCCAGGCGATTTCACTCAGTCGATTTTGAACGACTTCCAGCGGCAAATCGATGCTATGGCTAAGGGTCAACCAGCAACCCCAGTGAATGCCCCCGTTTCCTTTCAAGAGTTTAACGACTTGAAGGGTCAAGTCGCGAAGCTCCTCGAAGAGAACGCGAAACTTCGTAAACCTGTGGAGATTAGGAAATGAAACAGGGATTCGCAAGCAGAACTGTTCTTGAGAAGAAGACCGAACCGAAGCCTTATAAGGTTACTCCGGCATACACAGCTCATGAAGGCATATCGGTTCACTACAAGAAAGACCCCATGCACTCTGGTAGGGGATACAAGGCCCCGAAAGATGAGGGGGTGGAACATCACAAATCTGGTAGCCAAGGGAGACACTAATGGCTAATGACTACAAAGCTGAAGAAGATGTGGCACGAGTGTTTCATCTTATGAGCTCTGCCCATCTTATGAGAGACTATCCACAGACATCGGCGCTTGCCGCGTCGTTCCTTCGTGAGCTTGCTGCGATGAACATTCGACAAGCGGAAAGAGATAAAGCAGCTACGAAGGAGGCTGCTGCATCCCCTCTTAAGCGAGGAACTGCATAATGGAAAAGGGAAAAGACATCCTAAACGAGTTCGGGCCGGACGGAAGCAATCCTCAAAAGGAAAGGGCCAGTCGCGGGGGCGTCATGCAAGCAAGAGACGTGATGGGGTACAGCCCTCCCGTTGGTCCCACCACGTTCGCGCACTCCGGTCCAGGCCTCGCGGAAAGAAATAACTATGGTAATGCTGGGAGCCAGGGGAAGTACAGCCTACCAGCTAAGACATCTGGTAGCCCCGATGGTGGCGGGGACAAGGAAGGATCACAACATGGCTAGAGACATTCTCAGCGAATATGGAAAAGACGTTTCGAAGAAGATGGCTCCGAAAGCGAAGTCTGGTGGGATCAAATCGGCTCGAGACGTTCACGCCTACAAGCCACCCCAAGGTCCAACCTCGATCGGCAACCGTGGGCCGGGACTTGGTGGTGACAATTATGGCAACTGTGGTACACAGGGACCGAAGGCTATCCATCATGCTGAGCATGGTGAGGTCGGCCTTCATGGACAGAAGCATCCAAAAGGCAGTCAGCGATGACAACTGATACGGACATCGCAAATCGGGCACTGAGTCTGATTGGCACTCGATCCACAATCGCCTCGTTGAGCGAACAGTCTAACGAGGCAATAGCCGCCAGCACCTGGATCGATGTCGTTCGTGACGAAGTGGCTCGGCTGGCTCCCTGGAACTGCGTTAAGAACTTCAATCTTCTAACGCTGTCTTGCGCAGCGCCAGGGACGCCAGAGAACCCTAACCCTGGCACGTCTCAATGGGCCAAGGGCATTCCACCGCCTCCTTGGGCCTATGAGTACCTTTATCCAGCCGACTGCTTGCGACCGCTGTGGATCGTCCCACAGTTTCAGACTGGCTTTGGCGCAGGCATTCCGATCACCACGGCTGTGACTGGCGGCGCACCAGCCTTCTGGAACGGACCACCTGTCAAATTCCAAGTATCTATTGACCAGATCGATCCCGGTACTGGCCTCCCAGCGAGCCCCCCACTCGGTATAGACACTCGGATCATCCTCACGAATCAGGAGTTTGCAATCTTATTTTACTGTAAACGTGTAACGCTACCTGATGTTATGGATGATAACTTCAGAGCGGCGTGGGAGATGGCCCTCGCGGGGCGGTTAGTATGGCAGCTTAGTGGCAACGCCCAGCTCGCCAATATGAAACTGCAAGAGGCGAATAACATGATAATCGCCGCAAGGGCAGTTGATGGGAACGAGGGCTTAACGATTAACAACGTAACCCCTGATTGGATTCGAATCAGAGGGATTGATTATCCATTGGATCAGAGCTGGTCCCCAAATATCTCGTATGATTGGGGCAACATGCTGACGATGTATGGCTGACAATGTTATCCAGCATTCGTTCTCAAGCGGCGAACTCTCGCCGAGCTTGCTCGCGCGCACAGACATTCCGAAGTATAAGTCTGGTGCCGCGACAATGCGCAACTTTATCGTTGACTTTCGGAGCGGGGCGTCCACGCGCTCGGGCCTCGCTTTTGCTAATCAGACTAAGCTTGGTATGTCGTTTGATTCTACTGGGTCTATCTCCAACGTCCGCTTGATCCCATTCCAGTTCTCTGCCGAAATCGGTTATATTATAGAGTTCGGCGATTTTTACTGTAGATTTTTTATTAATGGTGGAGCGGTTCTGGAACCACCTTTCCAAGTTACAGGTATAACCAACGCCAATCCAGCTGTCGCAACCATTACTGGAAATAACTTCGCAGTTGGTAATTGGATTTTTATTGCTCAAACCGTTGGGATGCCACAGATTAACAACAGGTACTATTATGTCGCAGCCGTGGCTGGAGCCAATGTCACACTGCAAGACACTATTACACATGCGAACATAGATAGTACTGGCTATGGCACTTACATTAGTAGTGGAGGCGCTGGCCGAGTCTATGAGATCGCTTCGCCATACGCAGCTAGCGATCTTCCATTGTTGAAGTTCGCGCAGCTTGCGAACAATATGGTCCTTGTTCATCAGTTATATCGGCCATATGTACTAACTGCATACGCCGCATCTAACTGGATCTTAAATCCTTTAGTTTTTGGCACAACTATTGGCTCTCCAACTATAGCGAGTGCCACTCCGACTGCTGTCGGGACCGCAAACTATTCGTATGAAGTTACTGCGGTGGACGCTAACGGACAGGAAAGCGCTCCAAGTGCTCCATTCGCGGTTCTTAATGCAGTAAATATCGGAACGACGGCTGGCTCGATTAATGTCGTGTGGGGGGCTGTCGCTGGCGCGGTCTCGTACAATGTATATAAGGCTGAGGTAGGGGTTGGAAATCCCGTTCCAACTGGTGCTGCCTATGGCTTTATTCAGAGTGCCACTGGAACGAG